ATTATGTAAATGATATTAAACCATATCATACGAAAGTAATCGAATCCTTAGTGGAATATGTTGGCCAAGAAGCAGTAGATGTCGCCTTATTAGAAGAATGGTTACTGAATATAGATCTTGCCTATTCATATGATATCAATGTGGTAACATGTTTAAATGGTGGATTTGGTTCATTGCCATTTGATGATCCAGATTCAATTCCTGTATTGTCACCAGATCCATCACAGACAATCGTAGAATATCCAGCGTTTACAACTAATTCCTTTATTGTTGCCGGCGATCAACGCCAGAAATTCGATCCCAATTCTAATCTTGCGTTTAAAATAGCAAGTTATATTGATGATAGAATTATTGATGTAACTGCAAGTAGCGGCTCCCCGGAAACTGGCGGTGAATTTTATTTACTCGGCAATAGGGTTTCACAATATCCAATAGGTACTGTGTTTATTGTAACTGGCTCAGACTTTAATGATGGTGCCTATAAAGTAACCAATACATCTACTTATAGTGCAATAACAAATTCAACAAGAATCCGAGTGAATAATCAATTTGTAAATTCGGATGCGGTGGGTGGATTTATAAGAAGAGCAGCAAGTAATAATACTGGCGCTTTTTCTGTTATTAGTTCAATTTTTACGGAAGGAACTCATACAATCAATTCGTATACAACAGTTTTTGTAACAGGATTGACATTTGTTCCACCTCCGCCTGGCGATTTTGATATCAATCAAAGATACGTATCTATAATTTCAATAGGTGCGCTTGAATATAAAAAAGTATTATCATATAGCAATGCTCTGAGATATTATGAAGCATCGCCTGCAAACTTATTACAAGCACCAAATGAGGGCGTGTTATATGCACAGATTGTAAATCTTTCACAAGGTTCACCAGCATATTTTGTTGTACCTGGAAATTTTGAAAACAGCAACATTTTCGTCGGTGATGAATTTTTTGTCGTAGGTTCCACAGATAATGACCGTGCTTACAACATAGAATTCATTGAATACACGTTTGAACCTTTAATAAATAATTATGGTACAAAATTTGGCGTATCAAGTATACACAATGATACCATTGATGGCTCTATTAAATTGCGCATACCGTCAAATGTGTTTATTGTTGATGGTGATTATACTGATTTCTTTAAACAAGGAGTTAAAATAAAAGTAATTACAGGAAACAAAACAGGAAATTATACAACTTTATATTCTACTTTTATAAACGATGAAACACATATACGTGTACACGAAAATATTATAGGCCGTGAACGCGGCAGGATGGTAATCGCCACAGTAGCAACACCAACGAATGGGTTTGTCGTCGAAGGAGATGTTACGTCAACATTTAAACAAGATACCCAGTTTAATGTTGTTTCTTCATTAAGGAACGATGGATCATACACAGCTTCGATAGATTCTGTCTACAGCCCGGCCACAAATACAACAACCGTTTATATTGGTGAAGCATTTGATAGCACGGATTCTACCGGCGAACTTCATGAATTTATTAAAGGCTCGTTAACATACTTATCATCCGGCTTTGGCCAAACACCAGAATTGTGTGAAGTTGTACCAGAAACTCTTGTAAAAGTTGGAATTATCGACAGGTTATATATTGACCATGTTGGTATTTGGACATATGATGATATCTTGGCATATGGCATAGAAGATGAGCAATGGGGATTTGATCTCCCACCAACAACAATTTTTGCATCAGGTGGCGTTGGCCAGCCTGTTGTTACAGTTGGTGCTACCCCTCCCAGCGGTGCTGTAGAAGATACACTTTGGTTTGATACTTCATTAAACACTGGTTCACCGTCCGCCCCAGGTATTTTGAAGCAATACAGTTATTTAATTGACGGTTCGCCAGTTCCCAATTGGATAGAAGTATCAAACAACAAAGCATATTGGATTGATACAGATACCAATTATATGTATTATCGAATAATATATCAACACTATGATAATTCTATCTCTGCATATCCAACACCATCACTTGCCAATAATCTTGATACTGGATGGATTCTTGAATATACCAAAATTCCAGGCTATAATGATCTTCTTACAGGACATGGAAGCAGAGAACAAATAGGATTTGAAACCTTTTTTGCTGTAGAAGCAAGTACATCAGTTGCTGATACAACATTTAATTTATCTACAATATCAATTCCAGTAATAGGTTCACCAGAAACACCGAATCCGTTGATGCTTGAAGTTTATGTAAACAATGCAGTAGCAAACGTTAATATATTATCTACTACTTCATTTGAAATAATAAATCCACGGCTCCGCGTAGATGACTTTATTGAAGCGCGCATTTTTGATAATACTGGCATTGCCAGCAATGCCTTCATTGGTGCTTTTGATGCAAATGCCGCGATAGTAGAAACCTTTGATATGTTAAAGGGTTACAAATTCCATATTGATGGAACTCAGGCTACCGGGAATAAAATTTATATTCCCGATACGGCTACTGGTAACGTTTTTAATATTTTTTCGGGTTCCCCACTAACAGACACTACGATTGAAATCGTAGATTCAGAAGGATCGCCCAATATTGATGGAATTTACACAATTACGGATGTTACACAGTCCGGCTCGCCTAATAGTCATGTAGTATTGACCGTGGCAGAAACGTTACTAAATACTGGCATTTTTGGTGGTTCTCCACTAGTTGAAAGCGGTAAAGCACTGTATCAGCAATGGTTCCAATATTTAATTGTAAATACTACAGCAAATACTATCGCTGTGCTTGGTGATGCTACAGGAGATATTATCGGCGGCTCGCCAGTACAGTCCATCAGAATAGCACATTCTGATGGTTCTCCAAACAATGACGGGGTTTATACTGTTTCTATAACACCAACATACGATGGTAGAAAAACAGTGATAACAACCGTTGAAACTATAACAAATACAGGCAATTCGGGCGGCTGGGTAGAATCTATATGATAATTAATATAAATAATAGAAAAGGAAAATAAAATGGAATCATTTAGAACAACGGACATTATTCTGGCGGCCGTCCTGCGCTTGACTGATGTTGAATTGATAGATATAGAAATAATGGGAAATAAAGGCACTTTTGTATTTACAAACGTAGACGATGAATTCATTAGCCATTATGATCTTGGAAAATGTTTAGTAGAACCTGTAGCATTTAACAACATGATTAAACAACTGACTACCAGTGTCAGGCGAATGACTAGAACCGAAAACCCACCATTTAACCATAATAACTAACCACATAAATACAGGGAATAGACAGGAGTTAAATTGATGTATTCAACAAATTTGCCATTAGAAGTCAAAGGACACATTAAGATTGAAGATGATCTTGGAAATGTTCATGTAGACAAAGATAATGCGGTCCATCCTCAAAATATGGCGAGAGTTATAGCACGAGCACTTTCCAACGAAAACAATTATCGCATTCATAGATTAGCATTTGGTAATGGTGGTACAGAAATTGATGCAGCGTTCACCATTACATTTAAGACTCCAAACGATGGACAGCCACCAGATACCCAAACATGGGAATCCAGATTATATAATGAAACATATTCAGAAATTATAGACGATAGTAATACTGGATTATTAGGAACAGATCCTGGCTCTGCGGGCCCGCGTGTAGGGACGCGTGTAGGTGGTGGTTCAAACCCTGCTGGCGATCCTGCGTCCATTGAGCACATTTCTGGTCCGGGTGTACGTAGTAGAGAACTTGGTTTAACTTCAGAAGTTGTGGTGGTCGCCGTACTTAATCCTGCCGAACCTTCTGGTCAATTAGCCAATGATCAAACATCAAATAACATTGATAGTACTTTTACTTTTGATGAAATCGCATTATATACATCTGGGAAACCTGCCGCAGCCTCTGCTGGTGTACAAGATATTGATGTTAGTAATAAAACATCAATTGATCAAACTATTTTATTGTCTGGTCAAGCATATGATTTCAAAATTACTATTGATGGTGGCACGCAAACTACAATTACTTTGACACCACCTTCTGATAATCCAACATATGGTGAATTATGTGAAGCATTAAATAATGCAACAACAGCTGTTGGACTTGCATGGCAGGTTTCGGGACCATTGCCTGGTGGTGCAACAGTTTCTATTACTGATACTACTTTTGGAACATATCCGTCAATTGAAGGCTTACAAACATATGGATTTTTAAGATTTACAAGCGGTACATCGGGCGGCAGTTCAACGGTTGAATTAGCATCTGGTGGTACAGGCACACCTCTTGATCTTTTTGCTAATTTGCCGGGATTAATTGTAACACCAGCATCTGATGGTTCCAATAAAGGTGTTCAAAATAATGCAATAAATCCAGATAGTGAGCAAGAAAGACTTCTTACCCATTTAATCTTTTCACCTGTTTTGAAGGCTGCAAATAGAACCCTTACTATTACATATACACTCACTGTTTCTGTAGCAAGAACACAAGTTCCTTAAGATTAAACAATAACAAATAAAAAACCCGCCAGCGGCGGGTTTTTTATTGCTTACACAAAGTACCTTATTACTAAGATTGTTCAGCAGCAGTTTTCTTAGCTGCGAGAGTAGCTGCACGTTTTTCTGCAGGTGTAAGTTCCGCACTTTCTTTAACACTTTCAACCGGTGCATTCATATTCATAGAAGCCATTTCAGCAGCACTACCAGTATTAACTACACCAGTACCAACAGTACCTTGTCGTGGATTCATGATTACACCATCAGTGGTAATGATTTTAACTAATTGATGAAAATACTCAAGAGCATTAATACCATTATTAAGTGTTACCTGACTCATTAAATCCCACAATTCAAAATTGGGTGCATTACGATTTTTTACGATTCGTGCTAAGCGATTCTTATCAATTGCATCAAGTTTTGGAATTTCGATATAATAGGTATTCCCAAATCCATCTTCCTTTAAAATGGCACATTCAGTTAATACACCATTTCCTTTTAAATCAATCCACGATACGTGTGGAAAGTTACCTTTTCTTTTTGTTATAGCCATTATATAATCTCCTTAATCCATGTGTAAACAAAAATTCTACTATTATTTACCATTAAAATTTGGAGAGTTACCAATCAAGTACATAATCCATGTGGTATGTCGTTTGGATCGTAACAAGACGGCTGAATAGGACTTCCATGTTGGTCAAAGCCAATCCATCGTGTTCCATCCCATGCGGAAACTATCATGACTTCTGATTCATAACCTGCATCTATACCATCTGCTGCTTTTGTTCCTACTATGGGTTCTTCACCTCTGCTGTCTGGTTGAAGACTTGGATCATCTTTAGTTTCAGAAATTCTTTTGAGAAATAAACTATACGTTGGGCCTGTACGAATTCCTGCTGGCCCAGATGGTGCATCATCACCCGCATCACTTAATGATGATGTAAAATACCCTATATGGTTATCGTCAAATAAAGGCGGCGAACCCGATCCAGTTCCCCAATTCGCCCGAAAATGTTGAGGTGGCATAGTGATTAAATTACTATTAATATTTATTTGATTGCGCAAATCACTTATTCCACCATCCGATAATGGTAACCATGTTGTCGGCGAAGCAGCATTGTCAATTTCTTGTGGAGTATTATATACTTCGGTAGGATAACCAACTTTACTAACTGTAAGTCTAACTGACTTGCATGAAAGTTCATTTGTAGTTACTACACCCGTGCTTGTAAGCCATTCACATTTAACTTGTATAGTTTCACCAGATGCACCAAGCTCAATAGCCCTAAAAAATGTGCCACCTGCAAATGTGTATGCACGAAAAATATCATAACCTGGCATTATACAATCTGTACCGCTTGGGATGAAATCTGGTGTAAATTCATCGCAGATTGCTTTGTGAAATTTTGGTAGACAACTAGCCATAACACTAACCTTTAAGCTTCAACAAAAACATCTGGTGATCCTGCAGCAACAGAACCCGCATGGCAAGGAATACCACAACAATGGGTAGGTATTCCAGTACCAATATGTGCAATAGGAATACCATTTGCCATTACTGTTGTTGCAACCGGGGGTATAAGAGGAACAGCAGGAAAACAATGACCAGCTGTATTATCTCCCAAACGAGATACGGGTATATTGTTGACGAATACATTACCACTTCCTTGTGCTATAACATCCCCACAATCAATTGGATCTCCAATTCTTGCTGCTACGTCACCCATCATATTTTCCTATTTTTAACCTAATCTGTATAAATATTTATATAGATTACAAGGAGCGTAGCTATGGATATTGATAAATTTAGACAAATTCACCTGTCAATGGCGGAAGGATTGGATGCATGGCGTGTCGTTCCCCGTGCTTTGGTGGCACTATATTGTTATATGTTATATAAGATTGTTAACTGGTATATGGATTTAGCGCCATATGTCATTGAAAAATGTGTTTCATCAAACGCATTAGACTGCATCGCCCAGGCTCCAACAACCCAACATGCCGCATTAGTTACGGCAGTTGTGGGTATTTCAGCTGCAGTATTTGGACTATATACTTCTACTGGTAAGAAGTGGAATGGCTTTACTTTTTGGAAGAAGAAACCCGAAGAAAAATCAAAGGATGGCGAAACAGGAGAATAATTACCTGCTTAACATATGGGCAAATTGTTCGGCTTGAGCTGCCAATTTCTCCATTTTGTATTTTCCTAAGAATCTCATAAAATGAAAATATGAATACTGACCTGGGTTTTCCATTTCTTCGGAAATGGTTTTTTCCATTATATTGCGCCATTTTTCTGGTTGTTTTCTGAGATCCATTAACATTTCATTTTCTTTGAAAACACTCTTAACCATCATTTCTTTGCCTTCGTGATTAGTCCATGTTTCGTGCATCATATTGACACGTTCTAGTGGATCTTTCCAAGCTTTTAAAATTCTTGTTTTTCTGACGCGCGGATAAGCAGATTGAACATTATCTCCTGCATCACCACGAATACATTTTTCAAACATGAATAATTCCACATCACCGTTCCACTCATTAAGAGAGCGCGGTTTGTCATCCGCCGGGTTGATAAGTTGGGTGTTCGGAAAGCCGAGAAGTTGGATGTAGTCTTTATCGGTGCTAATAACAACGATTTCATTACCTTTACCTGAATGCATTTGAACAAATCCTGCTGCCAAATCATCTGCTTCTAAACCATCCGCAGCAAGACATACAACGCTCGTATGTACTTTCATCAATTCTTCAAATTCTTTCAAATGACTCAAGAATAATTCATATTTTTCGCGTTCTTTTGCTGTCATATCTTGGCGACGATTGCCCTTGTATAACTTGCCAGAAACACATTCATCAGATTTCGTGTATTCTTTTCGCCATGTATAACGATCAAAACACATTATAACTTTATCTGGTTTATGTGCCCTATAATATTTGTTTAAGGTAAGAAGAGCTTGATGATGTGCCAAACCCGCTATTGTTATATCATCTTCGCTTTTATTCGCATAAAAGGAACGATATAAAAGGTTGCTTATATCTAAGACTAAGTATTTCATATTATTATTCTTTTTACCCTGCGTAATCACTATCACTCTGATAGCGTTCTTCCATTTCGTCAGCCATATCACGCAAAAGCAATGTCACCCACTTCTGAACAACTTGTTCATCGTCTGCACCTTTGATACCTTCTACGCGAAGGAAATCAACAAATGCATCATTCCATTCTAATTCAATCTTTACGCCTTCATCAGTACGAACCCAACCAATGATATCAACCCATGGATCGGGCGATTGTTTCATCTTTGTGATGTAGCGCTGCTGTTCAGCATCTTCTTCTTCACGGCGGAATTTTGCTTCTTCCATCTTACGAGTTCTTTCATCTTTCAATTCATCTATGACTTGTGCTTTTAATTGTTCTTTAATAGCAGCAAGTTCTTCACCAGAAAGTATTGAACTCTTTGGTTGTTCTACAACTTCCTGTTGTGTAGGTTCTTCAATATCAATTATTGGTTTATCGCCATCAGTCATCGTCTTCTCCTTTAGCTACAATGCCCCATATAGGTTTGTCATTTTCAACTGTTATTTGTGGTTCGCTGGCTGCGATCCAGTTTTGTTCACCTACTAGTTCCCCAGTCGGTTCACGTAACCTAAAAATATCACCTTTATTTAACTCTGACATTTGGCAAACGTGCCAATCCTTACCCATAAGGCGCTCAACGGTTCGCATTACAGCAGACACGTACTTATACCTGTGGTAATACGTAAATGTCAAGTCCGTTAACAGTAATATTAAGAATGCCCTTTTCACCAATATCGAAATGACCATCTGGATTCTGTTTGAATAATGCAAGTAAAGTTTTGGCAGGGTAACGATGTGTGAAGCTGGCCGGCGCATCTTCGTCTAATAATTCAACATCTGGCGCAAATGTATGTTTGAATGCATCACTATTTACGTCAGTTAATTCGAAAGAAACGCCGTCGTCGTTCACAATAGTTACCGTTTCTGAACCCATAGCAACTTGGCCTTTTTGAAGTAAGCTAACAGCTTCTGCATTTAACTGAATGCGATATACTAGATTATCATTGATCTGACGTGGAGCTTGAATAGTTGTAGGATTTGCGCAACGATAATCGACCTTTAATCCGGTGCCTTTCATTGCGATAGAACGCGCATATTCTTCACCATCATTAACGACTACATCAAGTGTGAAGTTGTCTTGTGTTTTTGCAATTTCAAGGCGCGATAAGAATACGCTGATACGATTTAACCCAATAGAACCAAATGGCATTTCGGGTACATCTGAATCTTGATACAGAACTACAGTACGTGCATCGTCAATAGCTCTAACCATGTCTGGTTCAATGATAACATTATCAATGTTAACGCTTTGTCCCGTTTTTACTACGGTTTCTATGAAATCAATGAGATCTTGTGTAAGTTTCATTTTTATTATCCTATTATTGTTATTTTATATTGCATTCCGCAGTATACTAAAAGTCAAGTATGCTGTCAACAACTTTGTTCTGGTTTTCCACTTCAGTTTCTTTTTCATTCTTCCATTCAGGAATCATGACACCTGTACGACATTCAATCCAATCTGCAAGAAGTCTTCTGTGACAAAAATCACCTGGCGATTCGTAACATAAAAGTATCGCACCATCTGGTAAAGAATCTACCAGTTTCTGTGGCTGCACGTTCCGCGCTTTAAGTAAATCAATGTATTCCCTTGTATATTTCCGCTGATTATAATTTTCTGAACCTTTTTTTATCTTCCCAACCATGTCGCTTCTTGGTGCTAGATATTCAAGACGTTTGCCTTCATACCATTCTGGAACAATTAAGCTTATGGCAATAGCATTTGGATTATTACCATGTCTTGCATAATTCGATGTAAAAAGTTTTTTCATATTAAAAGTCCAACAACGAATCCGTTAATAAGCTTTGTTTTGATGGTGTTTCTTTACCAATTGCTTTGATGATATTATTCATAGGATTGTCTATAAGCCGCTCAATATGCATATCTCTGTTAATAATAAAGTCTTGTAAAAACCATTCAGGAACCCTTTCAATATCAACGGGTATAGCGATACTTTTAAATCTTCCATATGTTTTATTCAGATAGAATACCTTTATTTTCATTCCTGATTTGATTTCCAAGCTTTCTTTATCATCATATTCTTTACGACACATATTATAAAAAATGCTGGCAGCCACATGACCTGGAAGACGTGTCTTATTGTCATTTTTATATTCGCGGGTATAGGATTCTACATTTTGTACACCTTTTGGTAACCCAATAAACATAACATTTTTTGTGTTATAAAGCGTATCTTTATAATCAACAATTTCAGTTGCAATAGTATCCCAATCTTCACCTTTCAGGTATCGTTCAACGAAACTATTCAGTTCTTTTGATACTTCTTTTGGTAGTGTGGTCTTTTTAGTATCCAATCCCATGACTTTAATCTTGTCACATTTGAATCCTTCATTATCGACAATGTGTAAGAAGTAACGTTTCTTATCAACAAAGATACCTTTGTCAGAAACGATTTCACGACCTGTCTTAATGATATCATCGAAGCCTTCACCACACAAGAATGTTTCGCGCATGAACTCAGGGAAGGATGCACTGGTTTGTTCACCAACAGCATCAGCAATTGCAACAGCATCTTCTTCGCTTGAAGCATGAGTTTTAAAATACGTTGAATCGGTATCACCATATATCACTGACCATTTATCAGAATATCCAATATGTGGCTTACCTTGTTTATCATGTTCTAATCTATCAGTAGGTGCATATTTACCGTCAAGAAGTTCAGCCACTTTTGCACATTGGTGTAGAAGAATCGCACGGCTTGTGGCCGTAGTGCTTTCACCAAGACGTTTATCGTAGAACCTGAAATAGGCATTCAACAATGAACCATAATAACTATTCAGTTTAATCTTGTAAACATACTGTAATTTATCATAATATGTTGCCTTTGTTTGATCTCCGCTTTCCTTTGCTTCTATCATTAACTTTTGATATTTCTTTCTGGTCGAATACCAATATTTGAGGATAGATGGCATAATCCCTTCTTTTTCTTGGGAAAATACCGTTCCATAACCAGAAATTGACCAGTTCTTATTCAATAGTGCTTCACGCCACTCGTCTGCTCCAGCAGTCAACCTTTCCCCACTGTCCATTTCAAGGGTTAATTGTCTAAAGGAACGATTTTTGATTTCTTCAAATGCTCGTTCATTTTCAACAAATTGACCAACAATGGTCTCTGGGCTAATATTATTTGAACGGATGGCTGACGGGTACAGCGAATTGATATCAATTGCCCCAATCCAGTCATGTTCCCCCACTTGTGGAAGTAACACAAAAGCGCCTTTGGCCTTTTCAGCAGAATCTGGAACATGGACATCATTAACAATCATACCATCCAGTTCATAGTGACAGTAGTTGATTGTGGCAAGTTCAGACAGTTTTAGAGTTCCTGTAACATGTTTAAATAGTCCAGTGGATAGATGGTACATTTGATTCGCAAGTTCCACATATCCTAAACGGTCTTCGAATCCTTTCAAGACTTCGGTATCACGGAGATTGTATCGAATGAACCAAATAAAGTTATTTCTGTATAGGCTGGCTAACGAACCTTCATATTCTAATTTTGGCAAAATGGGTTCTTTAGTTTTTGGGTTTATAAGGATTTCATCCGCAATTGATTCTAATCGGTAACTTGGTCTTTCAACCACCTCATATTTTTTGAAAATAAGCAAGTAATCAGCACTAATTCTGCCTGACAGATCTAATACCCATTGTAATCTGTATTGTGTTTCTTCTTCGCGAAATTTGGGTGGGTTCCCTTCTGGAAATGATAATTGGCCAAGATATCGTTTCCCCATTAATTTCAATCGTTTACCTAAATATGGAATGTCAAAATAGTCGCTGTTCCAACCAGAAAGAACATCACTGTCTTGGATTTCTTCTAAAAAATATTCCAGCATATCGTGTTCATTTTCAAATAATTTTACTTCAATCCGACAATCATCAGGCAACGCAGCGATATCGTGCATTTCCTTTAAGATGGTTTCTTCGTCTAATGGTCCGTCATAATCTTCGGGTGGAACAGCAATTACCAACATCCTATTCTGCCAATTATTATACAGTGCGATAGAATTTATCGGTGCATAGGGATCTTCGATGGATGAGAATCCCCGTTCTTTATCGTAGTCAACTTCAATATCGAAAAAGGTTACGTGAAGAGCAGGCGCTGGTTTATTGTAGTATTTTTCGGATAGTAACTTCAATTCTGGTGGAATGTCAGATTCAAACATCTTGACACCCATTCCGGCATATCCAGCTCTCGCTTCATTAAATTCTTTACCTGTTGCAAAATCATGGCGTTCTAATTTATCGCCATACATGCTAATATATGTGCCATTTTTGGATTTTGTGTAAAAGTAATAAGGTGCTCTGTAATTCGCTATTTCGCGCTTGCCATCATTTCTTTCCCATACGAGAATATCGTTATTTCTTTTTATGGCGTTGATATATCCCATTAATTTTCCTCATTATTATTTTTTGCTATTATACGACAGGTGGATTTGCCTGTCAAGACGTTAATATGGTTTTGATTATTTGGTGCGTATAATCTGTGGTGAAACATTCATTGCGTCCACCAAATGGTGAATCTGGTACAAATTTAATATTTTCAAATGTACGCAATATGTGCTGTTCCAGAACAAAAGCATCATATAATTTCATTTCTCTGTCCAACAAAACGGTATAATCGTAACCACCATATCCAGAACTGAACCTTGATTTAATGGTACGTTTTGTAATTCCAACTTTTAGGAATTCTGTTCCATCGTCAATATTAGTAAATTGTAAAAGATATAATCTTCCATGTTCGTATTTTAAACTTTCATTGTTTTCAAACACACCTATTGAATATCCTTTGGTTGACTTACAGTTTGGGCAACCTTGCCCTCTCATATGTGCATTTGGTGTTTGTGTAAATTTACCATGTTCAGGGCAAATAATTGTAATCTTTTTCCTATCTGTAGTAAATTTGGCTAAAGAATAATCATATTTGTTATTGTGCTTTTTCATAGATCTCATTACAAAGTCTTTTTGCGTCAAACGGGCAAATCCGCCACATTTTGGGCATCCACATCCATCTAAATGATCTTTTGGTGTTTGTTTGAAAACACCATGTTCATGACAAACAATTTGAACTGGTTCACGATTGCCTTTGTAGTTGACTAGCATATATTCATAAATATTACCATGAACTTTTTTTGCCTTTTCTATAAACTTGGGCGTATTTGATTTTTCAGTTCCACCACAACTTGGACATCCGTGCTTTCTATTAAGATGTTTGTCTGGCCATTGATGAAAATCACCATGTATCGGACAAACAATTGTGACGGGGGTTCTTGCATTTATGTAATCAACTTTGCTGTAATCGTACTTGTCCTTGTGTATCTTCTTTGAATTACGTATAAATTTTTTACCCCTTTGATAAATATCAGTAGACATAAATTTTTACCTCATTAAAAACGTATTTATCAAGGGAGCAGAGCCGTGATATCCTTACCACCGAAAGGCGATACAGCAAAAAAATTAGGCGCATATTTTACGCCATTAAAAGTTGAAGCTCAGTCAACGCCTAATATGACAGTTAAGATCGCCGAAGGCGCGTTCTGGACTGCTGACACAGAATTTAAAGAATATGTTGGTGGAACTTCTCCAACTATTAGTGCACCTAGCTCAAACGCGAAATGGGTTTTAGTTACAGTAACTGCAAATGGACAAGTTAGCCTTATTAATGGTACTGCAGGTGCTAACCCTGATTTGCCAGCCGCAAGCTTATATGCGGACAAGCTTCCGTTGGCTGCTATTTTCGTTGGTGATACTACAACTGCTATTACGAATGACATGATTTATGACCTTCGTCCTATGTGGCAAATTCAACCAGATAGTGTAAGTCAGTCCCAATTGTCAGATTATGCTACAACCACATACGTTGATAACAGTGTTGCTACTAAAGCCGATACTGATGGTACTAATAGTGCAGATTTTACTCTTAATGTTGGTGGTGGTTCTACAAATACTGGCGCACTTTGGTTTGATAGATTTTCGGGTCCAGATGTTGGTATTCGTTTTAATGAAATACCTGGCACAGGAAGCCCAACAGGAAGTCCAGCAACGCAACCAGCCGCTCGTTGGGAATTCACTAACGATGGTGTAACATGGAATCCAATTGGTTTCGATGAATCAAGTGGTAACTATTATACAAAAGCCAATCTTGATGGCGGTGCACTTGACGCAAGATATTACACACAAACAGAATTTGGCGGCGCAGTGGGCGTAGGTGTATTAGATAGTCGTTATTACACCGAAACTGAAGCAGATGCTAACTTTGCGCCGCTTTCACATACGCACGAAATCGCAGATATTACCGATTTTACGCCACAAGTACAAACGATTAACTCATTACCACCAACTGCTGGCAATATTAATTTATATGCTAATAGTTTACTCGATGTTACTAGTGCAGGTGCTGGCAATAAACATGTATTAGTTCACAATGGAACAATTTACGTAAACAGATTCCTTACTACTGACGATCTTTCTGATGTTGATACAACATCAGAGGTACCAACAAGTGGTGACGCTTTAATGCACAATGGTATCAGCTTTGTGTCGCGTCCACTTGTTAAATTAGACATTTCTGATTTTACTGGCGCAGAATTTGTTCTTGTTACTAACGTTGCCGGTGACATGGGTTCGCCACCATCAGGTACTGATCAAAATATTTGGGGTGTTAAAACCTTTAAAGAAGGCATAGTCGTTGAACAATCTTTAACAGTGACTGGTGATGATACAAGCATCGAAACCACAGAATTGTACGTAAAAGATGATCATGTAATTTTAAATTATGGTGAAACTGGAGCTGGCGTTGGCGGCGGTGCAGGTACCGCAGGTATTCGCATTGATCGTGGTATTGGTAGTCCAGATCTTCCAGATGCTATTCTCCAATGGGATGAAAATGCAGGACAATGGGAATTTGGTGTAGTTGGTTCAGCAGCACCTGTTCTTACTGCGAACCATAACCATGTCCCTGGTGATATCAATGGCCTTTCTGCTTGGTTTACCGCAGAATTAGGTGAAAGTCTTAATACGTTAGACAAAATGGCTGATGTTTTTTATCATGATGGTTCACCACCTTTAGGTAATAAACAACATTTACTTTATAATGGAACACAAAATTATTGGGAAAATAAAGATTTTGCTACTAGTGTTACTAATGAGTTGACTACCAACAATCTTAATACAATGGCAGACGTTGAATATCATGGTTCGCCTGCTTTAGCAGAAGGACAAGTGTTAATATACGAAGCCGTAGATGGTTGGTCTAACCACAATGCGACTAAATCAATTATTAGTGATTTTAGTGAATCTGATTACATTCATGTAACTGGTAACGAAACTAAGAATGGTAACTTAATTATCAATGGTGACTTCACTGTTGGTCAAAATACTTCAGGTTCACCACAAGTAGAAACAACCACAATTCTTAATTCTGTTGATGTTAGAATTAAAGACAACGTAACAACCATAAACTATGGTGACCATGTTAATCTTGATCTTGGATCAGGCACGGCAGGTTTTGCAGTTGATCGTGGTTCACTTCCACAAGACGCATTCATACAATGGAATGAATCAAGTGGCGTATGGGAAGGTTCCCGTTCAGCACTTTTGGGTTCACCGTTAACTCCAACGTTAATAATAACTCCATTTAGTTATACTAATCACCAACACACGATTGATGATTTAACAGATATTTCTGCTGATGCAGATGAAATTAATACTTTAGACGGTATTGATACTAGCAAATCAATGCAAACTCACCTTGACGAAAGAGTTCTTTCTGCTGGTGATACTATGGATCTTGGCGCAGATTTAACATTTAACAATGGTGAAGTTCTTGGTTTGCCTGCAACTCCATCTGTTGATGATGCGGCAGCTTCAAAACTTTATGTTGATACTGAAGCTGCGGCTGTACAAGCTGCATTACATGCACATGCTATAGACACGGGAAGCCCAACTGTATGGCATATGACAGCAGATCAAAATGCTTTCTTGGATACTGTAATGACAGGAAGCCCTACCTTAGCGGGTGGTGAAGTTAATACTTTATCTGGTATTGATACTAGTACAACAGTTCAAGCACAACTTGATGATAAGATTAGTAGAAGCGGAGAAGTTGATTCACCGCTTGCCAGATCTGTTATGGACGCGGGTATTAGCTTACAATTCTCTGGCGGTGGCGAGGTACTCGGTATGCCTGCATCGCCTTCTGCAACAGCAGCAGCATCTAAAGAATATGTTGATACACAAGTTGCACGCAAGATTGACCGTGCTGGTGAAACTGGTTCACCACTTGATACATCTGTCATGGATTCTGGCATTAGTTTAACATTCTCTGGCGGCGGCGAAGTTCTTGGTTTACCAGCATCTCCATCAGCGACTGGCGCAGCATCTAAAGAATATGTTGATACATTAGATACTGCACAAACTGTTGCTTTGACGGCACACATTGATGAAACTGGAAGTCCAGTTGTACATCATATGACACCAGAACAAAATGCATTCTTGGATGGATTGAATATTACGGGTAGTCCAGAAACATTAACGGCTGCCCATGTTAATTTCCTTAGTAATGTAACATCAAATGTTCAAGATCAATTAGATCTTAAAGCTAACTTTATAAATCATGTAGGTAGCCCAGTAGGCAGCCCATATGTTGAAACTTTTGTTAGCGTTGCAATAAATGGTGATATTCAAGATTCTACTTACTATGTTGATGATACTGCTAATACAACATCTAACTTCTGGACTGCTGATAAAGTTGATACTACTAAAGCAAACAAAGTTGTTGGAAGTCCCGCTGCAGTTGCAGGAAATTTTGCAGGCTTAGATGCCGCCGGCGACTTAACAGATAGTGGTTCAAAAGCAGCAGACTTTGCAACGGCAGGACATACACATGCCAATGCAGCAACAGCAATTGATGATTGGGCGGCTGCACTTGATACTTACTTTACTGGTACAGCAATTCTTTCTGATTTAAGTGATGTAGTATTTACTGGTTCACCTAGTGGTACCGCATCCGCAAATGATTTTATGCAATTCAATGGTACCAATTGGGTTAACATAACACCTACAGATATAGATGAATTTGTACATGCAACTGGTTCCGTTTCAGAATCTATTACTGGTACTAAGACATTTACAGACATTATAACATTTAGTTCAAATGTTATTGTTAATGCTGATATGACTGTTGCTGGTACTACAACATTTATTGATAGTACTAACTTAGAAGTAACAGACAAACAAATTACTGTTAACAAGGGCTACAATGGTCCAACATCTGGTAGTACTGGTGCAGGTATTTACGTTGTACGTGATGAAGCTGGTTCGCCGGTTGGTTCACCAGATAGTTCGCTTGGCGCAACCCTTATTTGGGATGATTCGCTTGAAAACTTCAAGGCTGGTCTTGACGGTTCTGAAACAGAACTTGCAAGAGTTGGTCTTACGCCTGCACAGCCCGCATATGATATTCAAACAGGCCAAGGCGGTAGTCCAACAACAGATCTTGTGTATACGCTTACTGGTTCAGAATGGAATATTCCAGCACCAGCAGCAAACCATGCAGCAATACAAATATTTGTTAATGGTATTAAACAAACAGAAGGTGCCGGCAAAGCGTATACTGTTGCAGGATATGGAACTGGTACTATTACTATTACATTCAATGCTGGTAGTGAACCTGCCGAAGGCACCGATGTAGAATTTTATGGCTTTGGTTATATAGGATAAGGGGATTAAAACATGGCTCAGAAAAAACCGTTAGGTTCACAGCTTAATATCATAGATGTCGCGAACGAAATCAAGGACAATGCGACTGCAATAGGTCATATCGCCGATGGTGTCACGACAGACAGTGGCGCGAAAGCAACACTTGATGGTGATTATCTTCTTCGCGGCGCTGGAAGTCCTCAAGATACAAATAGTATGTTAGCCGATTTGAATATGGGTGGCAATGCTATAACCAATGTTGGCCTAATAGATGGACGAGATGTTTCCACGGATGGTACGAATCAAGACACACATATTGGAAATGCAAATATTCACTTTACCGAAACAAGCATTGATCATACAGCGATTCTAAACATTGGAACAAATTCACATGCTGACATTGATACGCACATAGCTAACAATGCATTACACAGACAAATTGATGATAATGCAGGTACCGGTAGTCCAGCAAATAATGCAACTTCTTTATGGTCAGTAACAAAAATCTTAACAGAGTTGGCATTAAAATCTGATACAACACATGCACATATTCTTGATGATTTAACGGACGTTGTTGTAGATGGTTCACCAGAATCTGTCGATGGACAAGCACTAACATATGATACTGGGACTTCAAAATGGATTCCAGGAACTGTTATCTTAACAGGAAGTGGTGTCAGTATTGGCGGTATTGATGTATTTTATGCTACTAACGGCAATGATTTAGAATTTAAAGGTATAGCGGCTTTGCCAGCTGGTACTGGTGGTATTGTTGTGGCTAACGACGCTTCAAACAAAAACGTTACTATTGATATTGATCCTTCCGCCGTTGCTGACAGCTTTACTATTGGCGATATTAATGATGTTACACTTACAGGTTCACCGCAGCCAACATTGGATGATATTTTACGTTTCAATGGTACAGCTTGGACAAATACAGGTTTTGCTACACAAGTAACATCTGAACTGGCCAATAATAGTATTAATGCATTAAGTGATGTTGATACTACATTGGGTGGTTCACCTACACCACAAGTTGCTGATGTACTTGCATGGAATGGTTCTGCTTGGGTTCCTACTGTTAACCCTGTCGGCGTAACTACATTCCTTGGTTTAACTGACGCGCCAGCTTCATATGCATCTGATGCTTCACAATTTGTAATGGTTAATGCAGGGGAAACAGCGTTAGAATTTCGAGCTGCTACATTAAACAATTTATTTGATGTTGATGTTCCTGGTTCACCTTCTCTTCTTGATAACTATGATGTATTAGGATATGATGGTTCTGGTTGGGTACCACAAAATGGTGCGATAAGAAATTTCTTTATGGCCAAGAAAAGTACAGCAGGTACCATTAATGTAGGTGAACCTGTTTATATTGTTGGTCATGATGGAACCTATGTAACAGTAGAGCAAGCTGATGCTTCTATAACCGCAAATATGCCAGCTGCTGGTGTTGTAGGTACAACTGTTACAGATACGACAGCAGGCGAAGTTGTCACTTCTGGTATTGTTTCAGGATTTGATACAAGTTCTTGGTCACCTGGTATAGAAATTTATGTGGCCGCAGGTGGCGGTTTAGCAACACCCGCTCCTGCTGCAGAAACTAACTTAATCCAAAAAGTTGGTGAAGTCTTAGTACAAAATATAAGCGCTGGTGTAATCCATGTTGTTGGTGCTGGTCGTGCTAACGATACACCAAATCTTGATAATGGAAACTTCTTTATTGGCAATGTTTCAAACTATGCAGTTACTGCTTCTTTTGCAACAGAAGTAACATCAGAGCTTGGTAATAATGTTATCACTGCATTGAGTGATGTCAGTTATGGTTCACCATTGCCGGTAGCTGACGACGTATTAGTATATGGAGGCAGTCCAGCTGGTTGGACAAATGCGCAAGTTGTTAATTCTTTTGAAGGTCGTACTGGTGCTGTAGTTGCTACTGCTGGTGATTATCTTGCTTCTGAAATCACATATGTCCCATCAGGAAGTCCTGAAGGGATTTCCGCTGTTACTGTACAGGGTGCTCTTGATGAACTTGATTCAGAAAAAGCATCGGCAACACATACACATGTTCTTGACGATTCAACAGATGTTACTGTTACTTCTCTTGCTGTTGGCGAAGTATTGATGTCAAGTGGTTCACCACTTGGATGGATAAACGCAACATTAGCAGAAGCAGGCATTAGTGCTGTTGGCCATGTACACACGGTTGATGATTTAAGTAACACAACAATTGCTTCTGTTGGTTCAGGTGAAGTATTGGTTTATCAAGGTTCGCCAGCTGAATGGCAGAATAACACACTTGCAGAAGCAGGCATTAGTGCTGTTGGTCATGTACATGATGCTGCTATTATAACATTCAGTGCTGGTTCACCACAAAATATTGCGGCTAATAATGTTCAAGATGCACTTCTTGAACTTGATAGTGAAAAGGCAGCAACCGGTCATACACATGCAGCAGATGATTTAACTGATGTTACTATTACTACACTTGATGCTGGCGAAGTAATGTTTTCTACAGGCTCACCTGTTAGTTGGGTCAATGCAACATTAGCAGAAGCAGGCATTAGTGCTGTTGGTCATACACATGCAGTTGATGATTTAAGTAACACAACAATTGCTTCTATTGGTTCAGGCGAAGTATTGGTTTATCAAGGAAGTCCTGCTGAATGGCAAAATAATACATTAGCAGAAGCAGGCATTAGTGCTGTTGGTCATGTACACACGGTTGATAGTTTAAGTGATACGACTATTGCTTCCGTTGGTTCAGGTGAAGTATTGGTTTATCAAGGAAGTCCTGCTGAATGGCAAAATAATACATTAGCAGAAGCAGGTATTAGTGCTGTTGGTCATGTACACGATGCTGCCGATATAACATTTACAGCCGGTTCACCACAAAATATTGCAGCAAACAACGTTCAAGATGCACTTCTTGAACTTGATAGTGAAAAGGCAGCAACCGGTCATACACATGCAGCAGATGATTTAACTGATGTTACTATTGCTGGTGCTACCGCAGGCCAAGTCCTTGTATATCAAGGATCGCCTGCCGAATGGCAAAATGCAACATTGGATGGTGATAACGTATCATTCGCACCTGGCTCACCAACGAGTCTTGTTGCTACTGATGTTACTGCCGCAATCAATGAACTTGATACTGAAAAGGCACCAAAAGCAAGTCCTGTATTTACTGGTGTTCCACAGTTACCAGCATATACACTTGGTACTTTACCAGCAGTTGTCGCTGGCGGCATGATTTATGTTACTGATGCAACAGCAAGTGGTTCACCAGCACCTACTGGTTCAATGTGTTTTGGTCGTACCACGGGAAGTCCAGAAGTATGGATTGACGTAACAACGGGTTTACCTGTAGCATAATAACTACTTAACCTAAGAAATAAAAAAGGGGCGTAATGCCCCTTTTTTATTAATCTTCTGGAATTTCATTGCCTTCAATTACCGCTTCATACAAGTATTCAAAATGTTCAGATTCTTGTTGTAGATCAGCATAGTTATGCTTATACATAGTTCTGGCCATTTTGTTGATATACTTCTTTTTGATTTCAAACTTTTCTTCTGCCGCGTCGGCGATGTCTTTCATTTGTTCCTTTTCACCGTCGATACGTTCTAAACAATGTGTCATTTCTACAATCATTGTTTTTAAAGCTTTGCGGTCTGCTTCATTTACCACTATTGTCATTATTATTCTCCATGGTTGTTGTTATAATATTTTGGTACTATAACACAAGAAGAATAAAAATACAATAGGTTATATAGATAAATTTGCTTTCTTATTAAATGGCCGCACTTCTGATATCAATCTTTTAAGAATGCGCCCATAGTACTTATGTTTTTTGGGTTCAGAAATCTGATTAGCTGCGCCTTGTCCAGTATTATATGCAACAACAGATTGTGCCCAACTTTTTGACGCTTTCCGATGTATTAGGAAATTCAAAGAAGCCAAACGAATATTAAACTCATCATCTTGAATTAACTTAATAATGAGTTCTTCATCACGAATACGTTTAAGTTTTTTGCGAGATGGAAAATATTTAGTTACCAGCATCGGATATGATTTTAATACTTTGAGCGCGGTAGCAACTTTCATTTGCATAACACCATAACTTCGTTTTCCAATTGGAAGATTAGTATCACCAATTCTATCACCATATGCACCGGCAAGTGTTTCTTGTAATAAGAACGATTGAACAGTTTCGGGGAATCCTATTTCTTTACCAATATGAAAAGCCATTTCCATTAGTTTACGCTGTGAAGGTGTATATTTAGTACCTTTTACAGTAATCGTACTTATTGCGATTTCAGTAGCACCATCTGATGTTTCAATCACATACTTCGAATCATTAGCATCAATGAATACATTAACCGGCGTTGATGTACCATGATATGCAGCAGCCATATAAGGATTAGTAGCAGCTCGCGCCTCTTCTTGCCGTGCTTGATATTCTGCCACATCAATCATAGCGTCAGCACGTACTTTTGCAATTTCAATATCACGCTGCGTTTTTTCTTTTGCAATTTCAGCTTGTATCTTAGCCAATTCTACTTCTTTATTTGCTAACATAACATTGACATTTGCAGTACCAATAGTTATCGCCAAAATAGTAATTGCAATAATAAACATGCTTATCAATGAATTAGTAGAACCCGAACCGATATGATGATTAAAAATTACCCATTTTTCGCTCACATAATGATAAGTATCTGTGAAATGCTTAAAAAAATTCTTCATATTTTCCATATTAAATATCTCCATAGCCTTGCTTTTGGCTATATACAAAATTTTCATATGCTTATTCCTGTTTTATGTTTTAAAATCGTCAGAATTATAACCCAATTTTTGATATATGTCAAGGATTATTTTTATGTTAAATCGGAGAACCAGCTAAGATAATTCCCAGGAAAATCAGCCGGCTGGTACAGATATGGCATCTTTCCTGCCATGTACCAACGTGCCAAAAATAAATCACCTGCAATAATTTGGGATATTGCATTGATAAAATGAGGACTGCTTGGATATACGATAAGCGTTCCGCGCTCGGGATTAAATCCAAATTTGTGTTGCAGGAATTCCAACTTTCCACCATACACTTCATAATCTGAATCGAATGGTAAATCTTCCTGATAATCGCTTAGAAATAATACAGCACTAAAATCTCTGTCCTTAGTTCTAACCCATTTCTTCTTAATCCATTTAGAACTATCACAAATAGCTTCTGGTTCAACTCCCTCTGCAATGAATTCAAACGTTACTGGTTCAGTACCTCTATGTTCAAAATTGTAATATTTTTCAAAATCCGGTATTAGTGATTTGAATTTATTATAAATAATTTTTTCAGAGTCTGCATGGTGTCGCATCATTTTTATTGGCTTGCCTTCTTTGTTAAGATCAGGCGAATAATATCCCAAATTATCAACAATTATTTCACATTGTTTTGGGGTAAGGAAATCTTGTACCACGTAGAAGGGCGACTTTGGAACTGCCATATGTTTATCCTTTATTTTTTATTTGATTTAGAATTCTATCGGCATCAAGGACGAGCGCTTCAACGCTTTTTTTACCACGTATCATCTCTGCAGCAATGCGATGATTGCCATCACCTACAAAATAAACTGCTCCCATTTTGTAAAGTATTGGAAGTTTACTTGAAGCCGTTATATCTCCATCTTTAATTATTTTGTCAATGTGGTCTTTATGAAGATGCGTTTCGCTTGCTAAGATTTTATTAAGTGGTATATTTGTAATTTCACCAAACTTGTTTCTTTGCACTTGTAATGCTTTACCATACTCTGCACCACTTGGAAACTCTTTTATCCCACGTTCTTGTTTATACAATGTTACCAAATCACCATCGACTTCATCCATATACTCAAAAGCATCTTCCATTTTACTGGAATCGTGTGGGATAGGATTTTCAAATTCCCTTTCATTTTCGTCATCCCATACTTCTATAAGTATATCTTGAACTTTCATTTTTCTATTTCTGTTTTTATGAAGTCAATTATTTTGGTCATGTAAGCCGATCTATCTTCTGCTATAATATCCAGAACAACATCATCTTTGAATTCTTCTTGTAATGCTTCCCAATCAATTTCAATATCTTCGTCTAAATTGTCTGGATCATCAATGGTAGGATCAATCATAAATCCACCACATTCAAGGATATTCTGTCCGACCAGAATAGGATATGACATCGTACCACGATCATTTAAATTAAACATAACATTAGTTAATTGTTGATTATTAATCTTAATATTTAATTCAATAACAGGACGATATTCCATATCACCATTTGATGATTTAATTGCCTGTTTTTCAAGGACAGGAAGGGTAATTTTATTTTCTGATAATTCAGGACAGATAAAAGTTACTTGTCCATTATCGACGCTCCATTCTTCTGCGTGAATCGAAGAAACGTCAGCACCAGTATCTACTTTACCTTTCATTGGAGAACTGTTTGGTATGCTAGTAATTATCACATCCACACAATCACCAATGATTTTTTCTTTTGCAATATTAACACTGTTACCATTATCAGTTTTTTCAGTAATTGGACCCGAAAGCCGCGCTTTTGATGTAGCACGAACATCATACGGTACCATGGCAAGTTTGTTGGGAATAAATCCCCAAAGGAATACAATAGCATGATTTAAACCAGCGGCTTGCGATTGTTCACGATAAGGCGTAAAGTATATCCACATTGCCTTATATCCTTTTTTAATCATTTCTGCCATTGTATAATCGGACGATTTATTGACTTTATATTTGATACCATTAACCAGCATTTCATCGGGGAAAGGGAAGCCACCTCCAAGAAAAAGTTGTTTTAATTCATCTAAATTTTGAAATTCCATGTATTTCCCCTATAGAACGTTTCTTTTATTTATTCTCAGCATTGAAATCAGCGATATCTTTAAGCAGTGGAGAAATCCAATTTTCTATCTTTTCTTGGAAAATTAAGGGCATCATGGAACGTTCCACAGCTATGATGACAGTAATGTTTTCAATAGCTTCACCTGTGCGTTCATGCCATGCAATCGCATAGGCGGTACATTGTTTAAAGTAATCGTCGATCATATCTTTGGTTTTGTTATTAGTTGAAGTCTTGAAATCAATAATAGACAGCACATTATTATATTCAGCCACGCAGTCTACCGTTCCAGCGATTCTCATACGATCACTATATAAACCAACTTCTTGCGCCCGAATATTATTAATTTTATTAAGTCCTAACTTTAACTTATTGAAATCACTAATATATTCTGGCCTTACGCCTTTTGTGATAATTTCTTCGTTATTAAGGTACTTTTCAGCTAATGAATGGATTGCGGTTCCACGGTCAGCACAGCGTTGGGTTTCCTTGGCTGCTTTTTTATCACCAAGCATCTTTCTCCAATCCTCAAGCCAAGGCTTTTCCTTAGCACCCAAGACCGTTGTTACGGATGGATATTCGTTACCATCGGGTGTAATGTAATAGCGCTTGCCATTTGCTTTATTCTTTTGTATAATCTGTGGCAATTCAGAGATTTGAACATGGGTAAACATATAAGTACCTTGCTTTTTGTAGGTCAGATGACATATATACCGTCATATTATAGTATTTATTATAACTAAAATCAACCATATAGGGATATGACAATGGCTAAGCACTACATTTATACAAATACCAGACAAAATAGAATCGTTTTTGAAACAGTTCAACCTAATTATGTTTCTATAGATGATGTTGATATGATGGTTTTGAAGAAAACGGGCACTGATCCGCGTCTGAATCCGGTGCTGATTGAATGTTCCATTCGTATGGTTTCAGATAATTTTGCCCTACCTAAAAAAAGATCCAGAAAAAGTTGACACATTTCACAATTTAGAATATACTAGCGATAAAATAAAGGTTAATAGTATGTTTGTATTTCCATCAACGGTTGTGCGCTTTCATATTGGTACTGTTGCGGTTGAAGGTCCGCGCCTCCAATTTCAATCGAAGTCGATAGGACAAGGTTTCGAAAATTTCCCTATTAATATGGGAATCGTAAAAACTTTCCATCCTTCCATTGAAGAATTCCCAAACATAAACGGGTTTAAAGTTTATACTATCACCTTTAAATTTATGGATTCATCGGCTGATTACTGGCATTTTGAAAATGCAGAACAGCGCAACGATGAATATAATAGATTGATTGAATTAACATGTAAAGAGACTGAATATGGCAACGTTTGAAGTAAAAGTATATCGCTTAGAAATTGAAGATCATCCCAATGCTGATGTTATTGAACTGGCAAAGGTTGGTGATTATCGTTCTATTGTAAGAAAAGGTCAGTTCAAAACTGGCGATCTTGGCGTTTATATTCCAGAAGCTGCTATCGTTCCTGATTGGTTGATTGCTGAACTTGGCTTGGAAGGCAAGCTTGCAGGCAAAGCAAAGAATCGCGTTAAAGCGATTAAACTGCGTGGTATTTTATCACAAGGATTAATTGTGCCATTGATTGAATATCCATTTCACGCACATATTGATGAATTTGTTGACTATGATGCGAAAGGCACGGCCCCTGGTGTACGTAGACCAGAAGGTATTGGTGCAAACACAATTATGTTTGCACCAGAAGGTACTGATGTAACAGAATTTCTTGGCATCACAAAATGGGAACCACCCATTCCTGTTCATATGGCAGGCGAAGTGTTTAATGCCTTTGGTTACACATTGAAATATGATATTGAAAATTTGAAGAAATTTCCTAATGTATTACAATATGGAGAAGAAATTGTTGTAACAGAAAAGCTTCATGGTACGTGGTGTTGTTTTGGTTATCATCCAGAAGTTGATACCCATATTATTACATCAAAAGGTCTCAGCGAAAAAGGTCTCGCTTTTAAACTTAATGAAGCAAACCAAAATAACCTTTATATTCGGGCGCTTGATGGAACTGCTCCACATCCCAATGGAACGGGTGGTACTGTACTTGATCGTATGCATGAAATTGTTGGTTATGATGAACCATTTTATATTCTTGGAGAAATTTTCGGGGCAGGCGTACAAGATTTAACATATGGCGGTGAAAAGCCACAATTCAGAATCTTTGATATTTATGTCGGAAACCCTGGTGAAGGTGCATATCTAAATGCATATGAACTCGGGGTTACTGCCACTAAGATTGGCATCGCGACTGTACCTGTATTATATGTTGGTGCATATAGTGATGGTGTCGTGGCGCACTATACTGATGGTAAGGAAACTGCATCTGGCAAAGAAGCACACATGCGCGAAGGTGTTGTTATCAAACCCGTTGAAGAGCGGCGCGCTGTTGAATTAGGTCGTGTAATTTTAAAGAGTATAAGCGAAAAATACCTTCTTCGAAAGAACGCAACCGAATTCAATTGATATATTTAACTTATAAACATACACATAACACAAAGGTGAAACAATGAAAACACAAAAACTGCTAATAGCGCTATTCTTGCTATTGATGCTTCCAACGGCTCCTATTTTTGCCAACGAAATCAACCAGTCGTTTGGTGATCGAAGCTGGCAATTTAAGACTCCAAGCGATAAACTGATTGATAATCAGCGTTTGGTACTTCGTTGTCAAACAGATCCAGATAGTTGTCCAAAAGGATTTATAGGTGGCGCTGGTGGTAGTGGTGGTAGTGGTGGTCAAGGTCTTGCAAATGGAACGGCTATCGGTAATATAACTAATGTTACTATCACTGGTAGTAATAACCAAGTTAACACAACACAAACCAACACTGATAGTGACCAAACAGTTGACCAAAATGTAACTGATAACGTACTTGATATTGACAGCAATACCCAAGTTCTAAATGGTGATGTTAATGATGGCGGTACTGTTGATAGTCACAATACCAGCTCTGGCACATCAACCTTTGACGTTCAATATCATTCACAAGATACACCATTTTCTGGCAGCGACTAAACAACCCAAAATTAAGAGGAACAACGAACATGAACTTTTCCATTAAACCTATCCTCATTGGGGTAGTATTATCAATAACGTCCGGCTGTGCTTCCATGAGAAGTTACGACCAAGGCAAAGGCAGTACTGATGTATTGTCTGGCCCGGGCATCACACGTAATCATACCCCGTATACAGCAGGTTTAATGTGTGTTGGTGAACATATCAATATGGCAATTCATCCAGCGCGCAAGCTTCGTATTTCTGTTGGTGACATTCCAGACTTAACTGGTAAGTTCTCAGATAATGACGCTGGTTATAAAGTTACACAAGGCGCAGCAATGATGGCAGTCAGTGCTTTGGGTAAAATGAAATCTGTTTCCATTGTAGAACGTGGCGATACTAAAATCTTTGATTTTGAAATTAAGTTAGCTGATAAGAAAGTTCTTGGCGATAAAATAATTTATCGCCTGGCCGATGGAAAAACTATTAATTATCGCCCAATTCAGTCTGGTTCAGTAGCAGGCTCAGATTATTACATCACTGGTGGTGTAACTGAAATTAATTACAATATCCGAAGTGGTGGTGCCGAATTAGATGTTGGTGGTACATATGCAGGAATGCGTCAATATGTAATGAACATTGCAATGGATCTTAGAATTGTAAATTCGCGCACTTTGGAAATTGCTGAAACATTAACGTTACAAAAACAAATCGTAGGCTATGAAACTAAAGCTGGCGTGTTTAAATTCTTTGGTGTTGAACTCGTTGACTTAAATGCAGGCAATAAAGTAGATGAACCGATTCAACTTGGTGTTCGTGCAATCATTGAACAAGGTGTTGGTGAGTTAATTGGATCACTATATAACGTCGATGCAGAATCTTATTTCAACAAGGTCGAAGACTTGACGCTTGCTTCTAATGAACCAACGGAAGATGATGAAAATTCTGAAAAAGTAAAAGAATTTAATGAGCGTGCACGTCTTGCTATCGTTAATCCACGACAGTTTGCAATAATATATGTTTGTCCTAACTTACAACCAGAGCATGTTGTGGTACCAGAACCCGCAGAACCTAAAAAGGCAGCTGTTATTGGTAAAGTTCCGTCTTCTGGATATAACGGTGCGTGTACAGCAAAAAGTGCTTCTGCCCGCGACTTAACCATCAAGGCAAAGCCACCACTTACATCTGAACAAAATGGTTACTATGTTCAGATGGCAACTTTCCAACAAGAATTTACCGTCCATGAAGAATGGATATGTTTGGAGTTAGGAAAGAATAAAGATCTTTTTGGTGATGAAACATACATCATAAAAGATGACAGCATTCAAGATATCACGATGAAAGCATTGTTGGTTGGTCCAAAGGCTACATTCAATGAAGCCAATGAACTATGCAACGCTGCCAAAGCGCGGGGTCTCGAATGTTACGTTCGTAACCGTAGTAAAACCGTGGAATAATCCACAAATAAAATAAACTATCCTATAGGAGCTATAAAATGAAGAAAATTGTAATTGCTATTGCTATTGTTGCACTTGCTTTCGCAGGTGCAGTACAAGCATCTAATGGTAATCATGGTGGTAATCATGGTGGTAATCATGGTGGTAATCATGGTGGTAATCCAGCACCAATTGTTCTGAATGACGTTATTTCTGTTCAGTTAAACGTTGGTTCATCACAAACAGCAACTATTGAAGTGCTTAACAACAATCCTGCTTTTCAAGTACAGATTGGTGAAGTAACGCTTGAAGCCACTGCTGTTGGTAATAACGCATCTGTTGTTGGTAACTATGATACCGTAGCTGTCGCACAGGGCAACGTGTTCAGTGGTCAAACTGCATCAGTAACCGTTATTAACAACCCAATTGGTGATTTGGATGTTGACGTTACTGCCGTTGGTAATAACCTTACTGTTGAACTCGATACTGTTGAACTTCGTGGTGGTTGTATCACTGGTACTTGTGGTCATGCTAACCATTTAGCTGCATTACAGGTTAATGCATTTAGTGGTCAAACCGCTACTGCTGATATCATCAGTAATGCATTCAACATCGATCCAACAATTGACGCTACTGCCGTTGGTAACAACATCAATGGTACTGGTATCGTTGGTTCTTTGACTGGTCAGGTTAACTTCAAATCACCACAAGTAGCCGCTGTTTCTTTCAACAAGAACTATGGCCTTGCTGGTCCTTTGACTATTAACGCTGCTGCTGTTGGTAACAACCTCAGTGTTTCTACTGGCGGACTATAATATTAATTTTTAATTAATATTGTGGCAAACTTGAAAAACCCGCTTCGGCGGGTTTCTCGTTATAAGGCATTGACATTACATTACAATAACTATATAATAGTGTTACACGATTGGACGATAGGGGACGCACACTTTCCTATTCGTGACGTGTTAATATCCCGTGTGATGCGTAGAGGAGGGACTTGTCCCATTGATTCGATGATCGTAGGGCGTTGTCTTGCCACTGGCTAATGCAAGTGCATACTAAGATGTAAAAATTTTATAGAGCCGTTGCCAACGCTTAGTTAAGTTGGCAGCATTTATTTTTGGAGAATAATAGATATAGAATGAAGATACTTGGGCGACATCATGTAAGAGCCACATTTTATCATATGATCGCTATCGTCTTTTTAATTTCAACCACACTGTGGTTGCTGGATATTATAAGCGATCAAGCTTCATTGATTATAACTATTATTCTTTTTATAACTGATTACATCGCAGAAATGTATGATCCGAATCCAGATAATCCTGGGCCTTGGTTCAAAAGACATTTCCACAGAATCTATGATAATGATGATAGCGACGACTATGTAAAGTGTGAATTCACTGAACTGGTTAATCGACTTGATGCTGAATCAGAAGAATTTTTCAGAAAAGCGAAAAAAGATTAAAAAAGTGTTGACAGCAGAAATAATCTGTGTATAATACGTCCCACTTGCTTAGGAATCTTCTTGAAAGATTTCTAAAAAGTATCAAAAAGTCCTTGACATTGGCTGATTTATCAGTATAATACACGGACTTTAAGAATTGACGCATTAGGTCATAAGCCTTGGTAACAAGGGGAAAGATGGGGATCTAGCTTAACCATCGCCTGCTCGCAGGTACGCTAATGCAAGCCTCATCCTGCCCGTAAGGGTCGTTCAGTGATAAGAGCGCTGGACGTAATGGCGAAGCGCTAGTTTGGGAAAGAATGCTGGTTTAAGTGCCTGTGTTCACCTTCGGGTGCACAGGGAACACGAGTCAGTGAAGAATGGTTGGTAGCCATCTCCAAACGACAACCAATAGTGCGAACCACGAGGGATAAAGGGTAGGAATAGATAGTCCGAAGCTGCAACTAAGGGCGCTATTCCAGTTTGATAGGTTGTCGGGTAGTATATTAAAAGCTACCCAATGATCTTGAAAGACGGTCGAGTATCCGGCAGGAGAAAGATACGTGGTGTGTAGCATTTTGTAATTCAAAAGATTACAAACCTACTGGGCGCGCACATCATTGCTAGTTAGATATAGCCAAACGGTAACGGCATCTGCCTCTAAAGCAGAAGACTGTTGGTTCGATTCCAACTATCTTTTAAATAAAAACGCAAAGACGCGTCCAGTGTAAAGTGAAAATGGCTTAATACTACACACTTCGGTGAATGTAGTCATCTGAAACCCGCAAGGCGGATGATGTTAAAGCGGAGTCGCACGGTGGGGTCGAACCCTTTGTAGTCCGATAGGATTGACGGTAGATGAAACTTTGAATAGCTTTACATGATAAGTGAATCGCCACACTTTAAAAAAGGCAGTCATGCTTGTAGACGCCCATGAGGGTGTGGATAAGAGCAGAACCCTAACTGTCGCAGGGGATGGGATAATGGCTCGAAGGTACAAGTCGTAATGGTGTAATCTCAGCCTTACATTTTAATGACCATCACATTTCTTTTCGACTAAATAAATCATGGCAAAAGTAAAACTAAAACATCCGAAAGAATCATTTGAATCTTTATTACACAGATTTAAGAAAGCAGTAGATAAAGATGACATTATAAAAGACATTCGTAAAAATGAATTTTATGAAAAGCCTTCTTCAAAACGCAAGCGCGCAAAAGCGGCAGCAATAAAGCGTGCAGAAAAACAACGTTTAATGTCTGAGCTTCCTACTTCTCAACGAACCAGATAAAACAATGAAAGAAACTATTCTTTGTCTGGTTTCTGGTGGAATAGATTCTACTGCACTATTGTATATGTTGCTTACGAATGAGAAATACGCAGATTATAATATTCATGCGCATCATATGCATTTACGTAATGTTGAGCGCAGAGCGCAGGCGGAAAAACTTGCAATTGACAAAATCTTTAATTTTTTTGAAGAAAGAAATCTTAGGGAATTTGAATTTACTGAAAGTGTAATAGAAACAACATTTTTGCGGCCACCTAAGTTTACTAGGTTTTTGTTTGATTTAGATGTGGCTGCGGTTCTTGTTGCGAATATGTGTATTGGTGATCCATCTATTACAAAAATAGTATCAGGACAGACGAAAACGGATATGGTGTTTGGGCAAAATATTCATATCCGCAGAGAACGAGTTCAAAAAATTTTTGCCGCTGCACTTTATCCAAACGAAATTACAGTAGTGTGGGACTCGCCGTTAATTGAATTGACAAAACAGGAAGTATGTGATATTTTTCCCGCAGAATTACGAAATTTAACATGGTCTTGTCGTACCCCAATATGGTATAATGGAAAACCATCTCCATGTGGAATCTGTAGTGCGTGTCAAATATTAAATAAAATGAAAAATTGACAAATAAAAATTTTAATGTTATAGTTTCATTGTGCCGTTAATGGCAGAATTTATAGAACAACGCTTGCGTAGCTCAGCTGGTCAGAGCGGGGAACTCTAAATTCCTGTCCGCGCGGGTTCGAATCCCGCCGCAGGCACCAATTTCTGTACCAATGATATATACGTTTATAACATAGGAATTACCATGAAAAAAGTAACCAATAACTAGATCCTTAAATTCTGTGTGAAGTCCCCCTTCACATAGGTTCACCGTGGTCGTGATCCTCCTATTGTGTTTTGATTTTTAACAATTTTTAATAGTCAAAACACAACAAAATTAATAGGAGAATTATCATGACTAAATCAAATTTTAACACTAAAGAACAATACCTTTCATTCCGCGCCGCGTGGAAATCCGCCGTTAACAGCGAAAAAGCAAAGAAAACCTTGAAAACTAGCGAATGGGGAACTTATCGCGAAGATGGATGGTTGGATGCATCACATCACATATTATTCAATATCTTGCGTGGTAGAGCAGCAGATCGTGGATTTACGCCAGTGACTAACACCAATAAACTTAAATCTGGCACATATCTTAATCATGGCCTTTATTTTGGTATGAGTTCGCTTATGTCACTACAATCAACTGCTAAAAAGATTGTAGATGGTCAAAAAGTGTATGAAGGTAGTGCAACTCGCCTTGCTGACTTTTTGGCACCGTTTAACCATACTGTTACAGTTGACATGTTAGCTTCCATTGAATTGCCAAAAATAGAACCTTTGTATTCTTCATATGGTAAAAGCAAAAAGGTTGCCAATATAATCATTAGTGGTGATTTTAAACCAGTCAATTTCCAACAGGTTTATGATGCTCTAGCGGCGGCATAATTGGTCAAATAAGTTGACATGCCTATTAAATAGGTATACAATTGTAGATTGTGTAAATTGTGTAAATATATACCAAAAGCACGTGGATAGAAATAGGAGAAATACGATGACTACGGTAAGAGAACTACCACTTGTACTACAGCTTGATGTTTCAGGCAACCCACAGCAATGGATCACATATGAAGATTCAGCGTACCACTATGCCAAAGGTAATGTTGCATGGTCAATGGGTGAAGTGGATTTTGATCTCCATGGGGGCATTTGCGCTCGTACCGGTGAACGTAGTATTTTAACAATTAATACCATTATCGCCATTAAGGGACATCCAAACCCAAAGGCTATGAAGCACTATAATCGAGTTCCGTTGACAAACAAGACATTGTTCCGGCGCGATCAGAATTTGTGTGCTTATTGTGGTAATGCGTTCACAACTTCACAACTTACTCGTGATCACGTTCATCCTGTTTCACGCGGCGGTATTAATAAGTGGACAAATGTTGTGACTGCTTGTGCTTCTTGTAACAAGGCAAAGGACGATAAGTTGCTTGAAGAGACTAACATGGAATTGCTTTACGTACCATATGTTCCTAACCGTGCAGAATGGTTGCTATTGCAAAACCGCAAAGTGCTTACTGATCAAATGGATTTTTTGATGAAAAGAGTACCAAAGGTTAGTCGCTTGCATGAACTTAGCTGATGAAATAGACAATCGGGATTCGGACAGTGCGTTACATATGCTTCCGAATCCCGATGTCCTTGGTATATCTCGTAAATTAACACCAATACACCAACCCTTGATATATTGGCCAGATTCTCGTTTATCTGAAAAATGTAAAAATGTTACCATATTTAATGATGAAATTGGCCAGCTCATTTTTGATCTTGCATTTACAATGACAAGAATGAATGGTATAGGTATAGCCGCACCACAAATTGGTAAATTGATAAATATTATAATTATCGAGGAACAATTAGATTATTCGCACCCAATTGTTTTAATTAATCCAAAGATATTAAAGGTAAATGAAACTTATTCATATAAAATGACAGAAGGATGTCTATCTGTTCCAGGGTATTATGAGGAACGCTCTCGTCCACAAAGTGTCACTATAGAATATAATACACCATCAGGTGGAAAAAGAACAAAACAATTTCAGGGGCTTGCCGCGTTTGTTGCCCAACATGAAATGGATCATTTAGAAGGCAAAATGTTTGTCGATGAATTATCTAAATTAAAACAAGGCAGGGTTTTGAAAAAAATGAAAAAAACAAGGAAGTATGGGGTACGGTAATGGTTGAAAGTAGGAAGACAATGTTACCATCGGTGGTAACCACTGTTTCGAAAGCAGTTGGAGCCATTGCGTGCTTGGGGTTCGATTCCTCTGTCTTCCGCCAAAAATATAATAACTATAAAGGATAATAAGATGCAAGAAGAAAATATCGCGGATGCAGATTTTGAAGAAATTGATGATAACGTACAAAATGTTGAAGTATCAGCAGATGCTCCCAAAATGTCAAAACATGATGTCATTCATGCTTTGAAAGGTGCAATTGAATCTGGGCACATTGACGCAAGCCGTGCACATCAAATACGTGAAGAAATGGGTATTTTCAACAGCGATTTTACGAAAAAGAAAGTATCTGATGTCAAGCGTAAAAATAAACGCAAATTGCAGAAACAAGCACGTAAAAAGCAACGCAAGTAAAATATAACGCCCTTATAGCATAATAGGAAGTGCGGCTTCCTCCTAAGAAGTCAAGTGCAGGTTCGAATCCTGCTAAGGGCGCTAATATATCTATATCATATAATAACAATAAAGGATAATAATATGTCAGAGTTAAACCAGTTCGTTGAGGACGCAATTAAAACTGAAAGTAGAATTGATGCTGTAATAGTTAATGAAAAACTTCTCATTCAAACCATCCATATTTTAGTACATTCCGGTAACATTCTTGATCAAATAAAAAAACATGTATTTTATAATAAACCATATAATATTGAAGCATTTTTAGAACATAATGTTCAATTGGGTTATGCTATTCGTGAACTTAGTGGTATTCCATTAGATGATATTAATAATGATGAAATTGCGTTGGCTATCAATCCACGCCTATTCCATTCTATTGTTGGAATATCAACAGAAGCAACAGAACTGCTAGAAGCACTTGATACCAGCGCCGCAAATATGGATAATATTAATATCGCAGAAGAATTTGGTGATATTGATTGGTATAAGGCAATTGGTTGCGATGAACTAAATATTAATTGGGTTACAATACTTGATGCGGTTATTAAGAAACTAAAAGCAAGGTATCCTAATAAGTTTACATCGAAAGATGCAATCAATCGTGACCTTGATAAAGAACGTGAAATTCTTAATACTATGGAAACAAAATAATTAAAATAGTATTAAATCTTGACAGTATAAGTTTTCTGTTATATAGTATTAGCTACAGTTTAATTACATAAAGATACCAACAGAAGTAATTATACAGTGATACCAACAGGACAAATTTAAAGAGGTTACTATGAGCATATTTTCTAAGTATCAACAACGCTATGAAGTAAGACAAGCTGAAGAGATGTCAATCAAAGAATATCTTGAAGGCTGCAAAGATAATAAAAGCTATTACGCCACCGCACCGGAACGGATGTTAATGGCAATCGGCGATCCAGAAATCGTTGACACGCGCAAAGATGATCGCCTAAGTCGAATCTTTATAAATCGCAAAATTAAAGTTTATCCGTCATTTTCTGATTTTTATGGTATGGAAGAAACCATTGAACAGATTGTGGCTTTCTTTCGACATGCTGCACAGGGCTTAGAAGAGTCAAAGCAAATTCTTTATTTGCTTGGTCCTGTTGGTGGCGGTAAGTCTTCCTTATCTGAAAGACTCAAAGAACTGATGCAGCATGTCCCTATTTACGCATTGAAGGCTTATAACAAAGAAATCGACAAGTGGGAGATTTCACCAATTTACGAATCTCCGTTAAATGTTTTTTCGCCGACAGAAGATGGGGAAGAGTTGCATAAGGAATATGGCATTCCCATCCGTTATCTTAAACATATCATATCACCATGGGCAGTAAAGCGCCTCGAAGAAGCAGATGGTGATCTTACCAAATTTAAAGTTGTTAAGGTTTGGCCTTCTATCCTGAAACAGGTAGGCATAACTAAGGTTGAGCCGGGCGATGAAAATAACCAAGATATTTCTGCATTGGTTGGTAAAGTTAATATCCGCGAATTGGAAGACCATGAACAACATGATCCAGATGCCTATAATTGGGCCGGCGGCTTAAATGTTACCACGCAGGGAATCATGGAATTTGTGGAAATGTTCAAAGCCCCAATTAAAATGCTTCATCCATTATTGACTGCTACACAAGAAGGACACTACAATGGCACTGAACAGTTTGGTGCTATTCCATTCCAAGGAATTATTCTTGCCCACTCTAACGAATCTGAATGGACGACTTTCCGTAACAACAAGAACAATGAAGCATTCCTTGACCGTGTTTATATCGTTAAGGTTCCTTATTGTTTGCGTGTTACAGAAGAAGCCGAAATTTACAAAAAGTTAATTTCAGCTTCTGACCTTGCAGAAGCACCATGCGCGCCAGGTACAATTGAAATGATGGCGCAGTATTCTGTACTGACCCGCCTGATTGAACCGGAAAATAGCAAACTATTCTCGAAAATGGAAATTTATGACGGAAAGAACTTGAAAGATAAAGATCCACAGGCTAAATCGTTGGATGAATATCAGGAAGTTGCGGGTGTTTCCGAAGGAATGGATGGTTCATCTACGCGCTTTGCATTCAAGATTCTGTCTAAAGTATTTAACTATGATTCAGAAGAAGTTGCTGCTAATCCAATTCACTTAATGTATGTGTTGGGTAAACAGATTCAACAAGAACAACTTCCACCCGAACAGGAAGAAGAGCGTATTACTTTCATTAAAGGCATCTTAGCACCGAAATACGCAGAATTCCTCGGCGATGAATTACAGAAGGCATATTTGGAATCATATCATGAATATGGTCAGAACTTATTTGACAGATATATTCAGTATGCTGATTTTTGGATTCAAGACAAAGATTATCGCGATCCAGATACAGGTAGTATGTTTAATCGTGAATCATTGAATTCCGAACTGGAAAAAATGGAAAAGCCTGCAGGCATTACAAATACGAAAGATTTCCGTAATGAAGTTGTTGGTTTTGTTCTTCGTGCAAGAGCAAACAATAATGGCGAAAGCCCAGATTGGAAGAGTTATCAGAAGCTGCGTGAAGTCATCGAGAAGAAGATGTTTGCTAACACAGAAGAACTTCTTCCAGTTATTTCTTTCAATACTAAATCCACCGCCGAAGAGGAAGAAAAACACAACGATTTTGTTCGTCGCATGATGGACAAAGGATATACCCAGAAGCAGGTCAGATTGGCAGTAGAATGGTATATGCGGTATACTAAGAATAACTAATAGTACAAGGGGAGCAGCAATGCTCCCCACTATTAATAATTTAGGAGTTCATATGGCACATATCATTATTGACCGAAGAAAAAACGATAAAGGCAAAAGTACTGATAACCGTCGTCGTTTTGTAAAGCGTGTCAAACAACAAGTTCGTGACGCTGTTAAAGACGTTATTCGCGATGGTAGCGTTGGTGATATCATTAATAGTAAAGAAAAGAAAGTTAAGATCCCTGGAAAGGGATTAAACCAACCAACATTCCATCATGATAAAACAGGCGGCGTTAAAGATTTTGTTGCGCCTGGAAATAAAAAATTTAACCAAGGAGATCGTCAAGACCGTCCACCAGAAGGTGGGGGATCAGGCGGAAGAAAAGGCACACCAGATGGTGAAGGTGAAGATGAATTTTCTTTTCATCTAACAAAAGAAGAATTTCTTGATTTGTTTTTTCAAGATCTTGAACTGCCAGATATGGTTAAGAAAGATATTGCTAAAATTGAAGAATTTGAAAATCGTAGAGCGGGGTTTTCTGTAGATGGTAATCCGAGTCGTTTAAATATCTTACAATCAATGAAGCGCGCTAAAGGCCGGCGCTTGGGAATTCGTTCACCTAAGAAGAAAAAATTAAAACTTCTTATGGAAGAACTTGCATCGCTTGAAGTTATTGAAAAAAATATGCCGCGCATTGAAGAATTGAACGATGAAATTAATACACTCAAGCGTAAGATTAAAGCCGTTCCATTCCTTGATGACATGGATCTGCGTTATAATCGTTGGGAAAAATTTCCTATGCCTACTACACAAGCAGTTATGTTCGGTATTATGGATGTATCTGCAAGTATGGGAGAATGGGAAAAAGAAATGGCAAAACGTTTCTTCATGTTAATGCTTTTATTTTTACATTATAATTATGAACGGGTTGATATAGTTTGGATACGTCATCATACACGTGCTATTGAAGTTGATGAAGATGAATTTTTTCATTCGCGGGAAACTGGTGGAACCATTGTATCATCGGCTTTACAATTGATGAAAGAAATCATTTCAGAAAGATACCCTATAGCACAGTGGAATATTTTTGGATGTCAGATTTCTGATGGGGATAACTGGGGACATGATAATATCGAAGCATGTGATATTATGAGAAAGTATATTTTACCACAAAGTCAATATTTTGCATATATTGAAGTCGATCAATATCGCGCAGGCGGCGAAAGTGATTTGTGGCCATACTATGAAGCATTAAAGGGCGAATTTAAGAATATGCAACTGGCTGTGATTAATAATATCACGGAAATTTACCCAGTTTTTAGGGGTCTGTTTGAGAAAAGAGAATCATAATGAAAATTACATCAGGACAAGAATGGGATTTTGATAAGATAGAACAAATCTATCTTGAAATCCAAAAAATCGCTGACGAAAAATATGGTCTAAATTATTATCCCAATCAGCTAGAAATAATTTCTTCTGAGCAAATGCTTGACGCATATGCTGCTGTTGGATTACCATTATACTACCCACACTGGTCATTTGGTGAACAATTCGTCAAAGAATTAGAAGCTTACAAGCGCGGCCGAATGGGATTGGCGTATGAAATCGTTATTAATTCCAATCCATGTATTGCATATCTAATGGAAGAGAATACTATGATGATGCAAGCATTGGTTATTGCGCACGCGTCATTTGGACACAATCATTTCTTTGCTAATAACTATTTATTTAAACAATGGACAGATGCAGATGGTATCATTGATTATCTTATGTTTGCTAAAAAGTATATTCGTGATTGTGAAGAACGATATGGTTTGGATGAAGTTGAGGCTGTAATTGACGCAGCTCATTCACTGCAACAATATGGTGTAAACAAATATAAACATCCAGATAAGCTTTCTTTTGAAAAAAGTGAAGAGCTTAGAAAAGAACGAGAAGCATATATTCAATCACAGCTGAATGATATTTGGAAAACTATCCCTAATACTAAAGATGAAGCACAAGAAATTAAAGAAGAGCGTTTTCCAAAAGCTCCACACGAAAACATACTTTATTTCATTGAAAAAAATGCTCCTCGTTTAGAAGATTGGAAACGCGAAATAATTCGTATCATACGAAAGATTTCACAATATTTCTATCCACAGCGCCAAACACAAATAATGAATGAAGGATGTGCTACTTTCTTTCATCATAAAATTGTACATGATTTATATGATAAAGGAATTTTAGATGATGGTGCTATGCTTGAATTCTATGCTTCACATACTGGTGTAATTAATCAGCGCGATTTCGATGATAAATATTTTAGTGGAATCAATCCATATGCACTTGGTTTTGCTATGTACCAAGATATTGAACGGGTGTCTATGAACCCGACAGATGAAGATTATGAGTGGTTTTCACATCAAGAATGGGTTGGGAATGGTGATTGGTTAAAGAATGTGAAATGGGCAGTTGAAAACTTTAAAGACGAAAGTTTTATTAAGCAGTTTTTATCACCAAAAGTAATTCGAGATTTCAGAATGTTTACTGTCCATGATGATGAACAAGATCCCAAATTGCTTATTAGTGGCATTCATAATACGCAGGGTTATGAGATAGTACGTGATGCATTGTCAAAACAGTACAATATAGGATATCACACACCCGATATTCAAGTATATAATGTAGACAGATGGGGCGATCGTTCGTTGACCCTACGCCATTATATGGTCAATAAACGCCCTTTGGATTCTGAATCGACCACTGACACTTTGCGTTATATATCATATTTGTGGGGATATAAAGTCAGACTTGAATCTGTTAATACAGAGGAAGATGTTAGAGCCATATATGATATTATGAATGATGAAACTGTTCTTGATATTTTCTTGGAGGAAGATGATTGATAATTAATAATAAAATAAAATTTCAATCACCAAGAAAATTACTTAGGGCGCTGTTTTAGCGCCCTTTTTTTATTTCCAACAAAATAAACATAAATATCTATAATCTTCATAATAATTCAAATCGGAGGTTAGTATATGGCAAAGAAGCGCCGCACAGGCCGTCAAGCCGAAATAGAAACATTATCATTAGCATTAGTTCACAACGGGAGAGCAATGGAAGAAGGAAACAAAAGAAAACATTGGTCAAAACATGACATTAAAACAATCCAACCACTTACACCAACACAGGAAGATATGTTCCATGCTTGGTACAACAACAAACATGTATGCGCAAGCGGTTCCGCAGGAACTGGAAAAACATTCTTAGCGCTATTCCTTGCAATCAATGAAATCATTGAAAAACGACAAAAGAAAATAATCATCGTTCGTTCAGCTGTTCCTACAAGGGATGTGGGCTACCTACCTGGTACTCTTGAAGAAAAAACAGCACTATATGAATTGCCATATCATGATATAATGTGGGAACTTGTGGGCAGGGCCTCCACATATCAAAATATGAAAGAGGCCGGTTTGATAGAATTTATGTCAACATCATTTATCCGTGGTTTAACATGGGACAATGCAATCGTTATAGTAGATGAAGGCGAGAATATGACATTTCATGAAATTGATTCAATTATGACGCGGATTGGTGAAAATTCCCGCATTATTTTCACTGGTGATATAAAACAAACTGATTTGGACGGAAAAAAGAACGGCGCATCAGGAATGCTTGAAGCCCTTAAAGTTTTCGATAAAATGAAGGAATTTGAGTCAGTTCAATTCAATAAGCATGATATTGTTCGAAGCAAATTCGTCAAGTCTTGGATTATAGCATCAGAAGAAATAATATAAGAGAGGTTAGAAGAAATAAAATCCTTTAAAGGATTTTATTTCTTCTTCCCATTATTGTTTAATAAAACCCTTATTTGGGCTTGATTATTTTCAATGATTCGAAGTCTATCTTCAAGCGTGCGCAATTCACCCTTGAGGGAGGCATCCGCTCTATTATCTTCCTGTTTAAGGTCTTTTACCATTTCTCGTATTTGCACTATATTATTTCCTATGGATATGACCTTTTGTTCAACCACAGATAATCGTGTTCCGAACATGCCCCATGCTGTTGCCATTGATACCACTGCGGCAACAATAAAGACAACATCACGGAGTGTTAATGTCATAGGAACCTTAGCACTGCCGCCCTCGTGGTTTTCCGGTTGAATAATATTATTGGACATATTACATCCCCTCCATTGGTGTAACTATATTATTTATTTCAATCGTCTTTGTTTTTACCACTTTTTAACATAAACAAAATTTTAATTTTTAGGGTTATAAACTGAACCAATTATAAATACATGTGAATAACTATAATTTCGCGGGGTTTTTGGAGAGAAAATGTTACATTTTGCTAATAATAATCACAAATGTCGAACCTGCTTGCCTTTCATAGGGTTCAAATTGGCTATTATTACGATATTTGGTATTATAATAGGATTTGCTGGATTGCGGGTTGTTGAACAGCCCCCTAGTTCAATATTAATTACAGCCACCGCACAACAAACCGAACATATGAATACTATTCTGGTAAAATTAAATACAATGGAAAGAGATATCGAAGCCATTAAAAATAATTTGATTGATGTTCGGAAAAAATTAAATATTAGAATCCCATAAGGGAGAATATAATGGAAACACTGCTTTTATTTTTGCCAACAATTTTTAGTTTTTTGAGCGGTATCTTAATATCATGGGGAATATTCGTGATGTATAGGCTATCTACTATCATTGAAGAATCTACAGGTGAAATAAAATCTGCACAAAAATGGTGTATAGGTTGTATTGCCATAACTACTTTAATGCTTGCATCCCTATTATTTTTCTTTACGTCATTCGCAGCTTTCCATATGTCAACTATTCTATTCTTAGAAATTTGGTATGGTATTTTTTTAACAAGAATAACATTTACTCCATGGAATACTCCATGTAAGATTTTAGTACAAAAGCGGAATTCCGCCGTTGGTACTTTATTACATCTTCACAAATAACCACACATGCCTTGACAGTTTCAATTCTTTATTGTAGAATATCCCAATAAATCTACAGGAGAATCCCGTGCGAGCTTACTTTTTCGGAAATATGTACTTATCCAGCATTCAGCAGGGTATTCAGGCTGCTCATGTTATTTCAAATATGTTCATGAAATATGTAACTATTTCAGAAGATTATGAAATTACTGCTGATCCTAAGCGAATCATGCTTTGGGACTGGGCACAGAATCATAAGACAATAGTTCTGTTAAATGGTGGTTATGCTGAAACAATTCGTAACCTAATTCAACTTTTTGATGATATTGAAAACCCATACCCATGGGCAGATTTCCACGAAGGCAAAGATGCCCTCGATGGCGCGCTGACTGATGTCGGTATCATTCTCCCTGAAAAGATTTACGAGGGCGCTTCTGTTCTTCGTTCTAGTCTTGTTGCTCCACAACTTCTAATGGAAGAAGGCAGCCTTTGTCTTTTTTACGGTACCGATGAAGAGCGGAGACAAGAGTATACGAGATATGAAGCAAAATTAATGGGTAAACTTAACACATTCGGGTTAGCAAAATGAACAAATTTACAATGGGTATTCTAGTCGTCGCGCTTATCGCAGCTCTTTCATTTCTTTATTATGTAAAGAAACAATGGTTTGATGATGGCTCTGTGTTAACAACTGCCACAATCAACGCTGACAAGGTAACACGTCTTGCAGCAGCGGGCGGTGATATGCGGTTGTATGAATTTACGCCACAGACTGCACCATACATGCAATGTATTTTCATTGCCGGTACTAATAAGGGTTCAGCCTTCTGTTTCGAGAAGAAAGATTATGTGGCAATTCCTTAAAACAAATTTAAAGAAATATAACCAATGGTATGATAAGCAAGGTGAAGCCGCGCGGTTTTGGCCGTTAGTAAGTTTAACTATTGTGGGTTTGTTATTGATAAATTCAGATACTGCTATCATATCCTTATTAGGTTGGGCATATTTTGCATTATTCATCGGAATACGATGGATGCACATTAACGGCAAATTATAACAAACATCATTTGGTGGGAAGCCATGAGCCACAAATCTGATAACTTAGGAACAAGAATGAAGGGCTACGAGTCAGTTTCAAAATCAAAGCTACTTCGTCGTATGCCTGTTATTATCCGTTTGGATGGTAAAGCCTTTCACACATGGACACGCCAGCTACGCGATGTCGATAAATCATTAGAAGCCGAACCATATGGTAATATGATGCACGAATTGATGCACTATACTGTAATATATCTTATGAATAATATTCAGAACGCAGTCTTCGCCTATTCACAATCGGACGAAATTTCGATCTTGTTAAATGATTGGAAAAAGCTGAATACTGATCAATGGTTCGATGGTGGCATCCAAAAAATCGCGTCTGTATCTGCTTCAATGGCAACAGCGGCATTCAACGCAAATACAAATCTAAGTACTGCATTATTTGATGCGCGTGTGTTCAACATCCCAAAGGAAGAAGTGGTCAATTACTTTGTCTGGCGTCAACAGGACGCTACGCGCAACAGTATCCAGATGCTTGGTCAGTTCTACTTTTCGCATAAGCAGCTACACGGTAAAAATGTGTCACAGATTCAAGATATGTTGATGGAATCGTATCAGCAAAATTGGAACGATATTGATACACGAAAGAAGCGTGGTTTCTGTATAACCAAGAATGGTTACGATAAAGAAATTCCTATCTTTACAAAGAATAGGGAATTTATTGAACAATATTTGGAGTCAGAAGAATGACTGTAGAATACGATTTACAAAAGGCACAAAATCTTATTGTCCACGCCATTAAAGACCTGGAAGCAGCACCAGAAAAATCTGCCATCGTTGAATTGCTTGATGCAGTGGAAGCGGTTGATAACTATTACAGAGATCGCTTCTGTGCTGAGCTTGATGATGACTATGGGGAAGGGAAAGGTTCAACATACGAACATGGCATTTCTTTAGAGTTTTATATAGAAGCAGATTGGTGGCATGATATAAGTGTTGCATTGCGCAAACTTAGGGATAGAACAAATGCGGAATCCCGATGATTTACATATTGGCTGCTATGATGAACGACGAATAGATTTGTTGTATGAGCTGGAAAATGTGCTTTATACATATAGAAAGGGTGATGGTGAAAAAGACGATGACTACTAATAACTGGGATTTATTAATCGACAGGTTGTTTAGTATTATAAGTAAATATGAAACCACACCACCAGAAGCATTGACCATAAAACTGGCAGAAGAAGTTGGCGAATTTAGTGAAATCATGTTACATGAAATGGGGTTCCTTCGCCATAAAAATAAAGAATGGAAAGATACACCAATTGAAGAAGCAGCGGATATTATTAACGTATTAATTGGTATATTGGCTATGCATTACCCCGACAAAACACCAGGGGAACTGTCAAACGATTTATACGAAGCCATTAAGAAGAAGGGGACAAAGTATGCCCGACTCATCGGAGCAACAGAAGACTTATCTGTTGGATGACGTTGAAGTTGTTTTTACGGGGAGAACAGCAAAGCGCACATTAAAAAACAATAGGATAGACGAACGCTTTGAAGTGACGCCTGCTGAAAAAGAACTTGGCTCGTGGAAAAAATGGGTTCGTAAAACAGATTTATATGAAATAGAAGAACAATAATGAAAGAATATCTTAGTTTGTGTCAAAGAGTAGTAGATGATGGAGTATGGATAACGAATGAACGTACAGGCAAACGCTGTTTGACTGTTATAGATGCCAATCTTACTTATGATGTAAGTGAAGGCAAATTGCCTGTCCTGACCACCAAAAAACTTTTCTGGAAACCCGCAATCGCGGAAATGTTGGGTTACTTGCGTGGCTATACTAGCGCTGCCCAATTTCGTGAGTTAGGTGCTAACACATGGAATGCTAACGCCAACGATAATGCTACATGGTTAGCTAATCCTTACCGTAAAGGCGTAGATGATATGGGGGATTGTTATGGTGCCCAGGGTCGTAGATTTAGGGATCGCGACGGACAGCCTTTCGATCAACTTCAAAAAATTATAAATAATCTAAGTAAAGGCTATGATGACCGCAGGGAAATTCTAACGTTTTGGAATCCTGCTGAACTTAATCGTGCTTGTTTAGCGTCATGTATGCATACTCATACGTTTAGTATTTTGGGCGATGAACTATATCTTACTAGCTATCAACGCAGTGATGACTTGCCACTTGGACACGGATTCAATCAAGTACAAGTGGCATGGTTGCTTATGATTATGGCTCAGATTACAGGACTTAAACCAGCGAAAGCATTTCATAAAATCGTAAATGCACATATCTATGAAGATCAGCTTGATTTAATGAAAAATGTTCAACTTAAAAGAGAACCACTATCGTTACCAACATTAAAAATTAATCCAAATATTAAAACTCTTGAAGATTTAGAAACGTGGGTAACATTAGAAGATTTTGAACTTGAAGGCTATAAACATCATCCTGCAATTAAGTATGCATTCAGTGTATAATTAAAAGGATCAGCAATGGAAGTTACATTAACACATAAGAATGTTCATAGTAAGACGTTACTTAGCGTAATAGATAAACACGTAAAAGCAATAACTATGCTTATAGATTTATCGTCAGATATTGAAAGTGTTGTCCCATTACTTGAAATGCTATTAGAAGAAGAAGCAGAAAACTATAAATTGGAACAGGTAAATGTTATTAGTGATGCAAGAAATAACAAAATTTCAGATCTTAAAAATGGAAAATTTGTTATAGACATATACTATAGACATAAAAACTGTTTTAATATCACACATCTATCTTATACAATACAAAAGTGATTAAAATGCCAAATTATAAATTGACAACAAAGCACGTTAATAATAAGCGAATACTTAAAGATGTAACCGATTTCGTTGATGAAATAATAAATAATTTTAGCATCATGTGGAGTAGTGATTCGCAGCGCGATGCCATATTAGAAGTAATAGATGAACACTTACAAGATATGGTTGAACAAAATAAAATTGAACAGTGGAATGTAGTATGTGACAGGCGAAATAATAAGCCAAGTGATGTACAAAATAAGATGACACATCTTGATATAACATATCGCCAACGAAATTGTTTTAATATTACAGAACTACATTACTTAATTCAAGAAGTATGATACCATTAAGCGAAATAGATGTTCAACGTATTAAAGATGTTCGTGATGGCAAGTTACGGAACCGTGGATGTGGAAAAACCACAGAAAGAATGGTGACGTTACTTTCTTATGTGCATCCACAAAACGATGGCAAACAATTTTTGTTTATCGGCGAAAACTATGCACATGTTCAAGATATCTATCATATCTTTTTTTATTGGCTTCAGGATTGTGGTGTCTTTTGCCAATATTCACCAAATAAACTTTCATATAAGGCTGAATTACCAATGCCACCACTGCCAACGTCAATCATGGGTAGAGTAATGGCATTTTTCAGTAAAATAAAAAGATCTCCAGTGATTACGTTTAACTTCACGACAGCGGAAAGGGTTTTCACGCGAGGCGTTAGATACGATAGAATTATATTAGATTTGACACCTCGAACATATGATAAGAACTATGAAAGAATAAAAGAATCTTTATGGGCAGAAAATAGATGGCAATGAAAACTATAATGCCATCCTTGTCAATTATTGTTGCCGTTGATGAAGATGGTGGCTTTGGTAAAGACGGGAAAATCCCTTGGAACATTCCAGAGGATATGGCGCATTTCAAAGAAATTACGGCTGGTGGCGTCTGTATCATGGGAAGAAAAACTTATGAAAATATGCTTGATATGACCAAGGCTAGAAAAAAATCTAAGGAAGAAATAACAGAAATTCTTCCAGGGCGAGAATCTTTTATTGTAACAAGCGATCCTGATTATAAAGCACAGGGTGCCGTTGCAGTTCAGAGTATTAGACAAGCCGTTCAGTCGCTTGACGAAACCGATAATCGCGAAATATTTGTACTTGGCGGCGTGAAAATGTTCATCGAGGCGCTATCCTGGACAAGCACGATTTATTTAACTATTATAAAAGGAGAACGATATCAATGTGATAAACATTTCCCAATAGAAATACTAAATAAACATTATAAAATAGTAGATGGTAAAAAAACGGAAAAATTATATTTTGTAACATACAAGAGAGGATAAAATGTAATGGGCAAGATTGTAAGCTCCGGTAAGATTGGTTTGGCTCAATTTTTAATACTTCCACAAGATACTGAATATAGTGCGACAGTAATAACCCCTACAAAAACATACGAAACGAAAACTCTTAAGTGGCAGACAGCCGAAAATTGGGTAAATAATATAATAAAAACGGATGAAGAAAAAGATGAAAGTGATAGACATTATTGAAACAAAACAAAACAAAGGAACTTACGCGGGTGTAAAATTTAGCAATAAGACGAATGCTGCTATAGAAAAATTCATTAAAGATAATAATATTCCTAATTCAATAAAGCCTGAAAAATTACATACTACGCTTTTGTATAGTAAAAAATATCTACCTGATTATAAAGCGCGTGGTGAATTTGAAGAATCCTTTATAGGTAAGCCTACTAAATTTGAAAAATGGCCTTCACAGCCAGATGATGATGGAAAGGTTGCAATGTGTTTAGTATTGAGGTATGATTGTCCTGCCTTGATTGATAGACATAAAGAATTGATGAAAGAGCATGGTGCGACATATGACTTCGATGAATACAAACCCCATGTGACATTTTCCTATGATGTAGGCGAAATGCAATGTAAGGATCTTCCTAAGTTCGAAGAAGACATTGAAGTTGTTAAAGAATACGCAGAAGAATTAAATCTGGATTGGGCGAAAGATAATACAGAAAAGGATAAATAATTTTATCACAGTATGATACTGACGATATAAACTTTGGACGGCGGAGGCAGAGCCGCCCATCTCCACCAAATTGTTAGATAGGATAGACTCCAAAGATATTTTACAGGAGTATTTTGAAATAATAAAGAATATGGGGATGAAATAGGTTCGACAGGGGATAGACAATAAGAGGACTGTGCGTGAAAGCAACTGCACGTTAAATATCGAAGAAAATAAAGTAAATGCAAACGATGCATATTATGGTGAGGATCTTCGCTTAGCTGCGTAAACCCGCCCGGGGGTGATGCCTTGTAACCCAATAATCAGGGGGACTTCGGTCCCCTTTTTATTGTCAAGGATAAATAGATTATCAACAAGATCAGGAGAAACAGCAATGTTTGACACAGCAATTCTTATCATTATTGGCATGTTTATTGGATGGAACTTTCCACAACCAGCATATGCTAAACTTTTTCAGGAATGGATTTTAACTAAATGGGCAAGATTCCGAAATAAATAATAACCAAAAAAGGGGGCTTCGGCCCCCTTTTTATTGTATAAATAGAATTATACTAACAACCAAAGGCGAAAAGAGTAGCATGAAAACAGAAATTAATGATGAAGATTTAGAACCAGAAGTAAAACCATATGAATATTACGAACAAACATTAGTTCGAAAAGTACATCATTTTTATTTAAGTGGTTTGATTGAGGTTCCTACAGCATATGTTAATATGATACATAAATTTCATATCGCAAATGCAGATGAAACAATCTTTATTCATTTAAACACACAAGGCGGTGATTTATCTACTGGTATTCAACTAATTAATGCGATGCAAACTTCGCCAGCACACGTTATCTGTAGTTTAGAAGGCGAAGCGTATTCACTTGGTTCTTTAATCTTTTTGGCGGCAGACGAATTTCTTATCCATGAAAATAGTATTATGATGGTTCATAATTTCAGCGGTGGAATATATGGCAAAGGAAACGAACAAGCATCACAATTGGAAGCAACCCTTAAATGGTTCAATAATTTGGCACGTAGTTATTATATCCCATTTGTAACCGAAGAAGAACTTAAAGGTATTTTGAAAGGTGAAGATTTATGGTTACAAGCAGATGATATTCGTAAGCGCCTTAACAAAATGATAAAAGCTAAACAGAAAGAACGCAAAGACTTAGCGCAAAACACCAAAAAGTAAGTTGATAATTTATTTGTTTTGTGATATTATAATTGAATGGATTCTGTAACACTTGAACAAATAATAAAACAATATGTTCAACTTCAACCACCAAACCATAAAGGCTGGCAGGCTGTTAGATGTCATGTTTGTAATGACCACACACGCAAAGGACTTCGTGGTGCATTTTTATTCGATAACGATAAAGTAGTATACAAATGTTGGAATTGTGGTCATATGTCAATATATGATCCATACGAGCATGAGTATATGCCAAAAAAAATGGTGAGAACCTTAGAGGATTTTGGCATCCCCACAGATGAATGGCAACAGGTTATTTTATCAAGTCCCGCATATCGGCACGGCGCAAAGAAACACGACAATACCAAGTCCGAATTAACTAATATTGAGCCTAAAGAAATAAAAATGCCAGATATTTTTTATTTCTTGAAAGACGCTGCCCCAGATGATTATGTTGCCGATGCTGCAAGAGAATATCTCATTAATGAAAGGGGCGTTGATCCGAATGATTACCCTTTTATGTTATCAAGAAAAGCAGAAAACCCCAAGTTGCACAAATGGCTTGGACGTGTTATCATGCCGATATATAAAAATAATAAGTTAATATTTTATATTGGTAGAGCATTATATGACGCTGCTAAAAAATATGAAACACCTGCGACTCCCAAAGAACGTGTACTGTATGGATTTGATAGATTGTTTGAATATACAGATGCGCCATTATTAATAACCGAAGGTTGGTTTGATGGATACGCCATTGATGGTGTTGCAACTTTAGGAAATATTATAACACCATACCAAGCACAATGGTTGAATCGTTCACGCAGAGAAAAGATATATATCCCAGACAAATTTGGTGATGGTAGAAAGGCAGGCGAACAAGCGCTTGAATTTGGTTGGAGCATTTCTACACCAGATATCGGTTCTAGTTCCAAGGACATGAGCGACGCCGTTAAAAAATATGGCAAAATATTCGTGATAAAAAGCATTATCGAAAATAAGGCAACAGGATTTGAGGCGATGACACAGTTGGGGAATTATTGTGATTCATAAATGAATAAATAATAATAACAATAATAAGGTAAGAAAATGGAAGAATTAAAAAAGGTTTTTGAAGAAAGGGATTCTGCATTTGAAAAGAAAACACTTGAAATATTTGATATAATTCATACTAGTCTTGTCTGTGTTACAGAATTTCTCAATGATATTGATCCTATATTCAACGCCGGCGTCGTTGCATGGGAAGATGCAAACTTAATAGATGACTTAGTGGTTATTATAGGAATGGTGCATTATACTCCAGGCACTGCCATTGAAATTGATGGTAATATGATTTCAATCACAGAAGAAAATCTTGATTATTTCCAGCGCGTTGTTCATATGTCACTTCCTTACGATTTAGTATCATCTTCTGATGAAGATGCAATTACAAATTTTCTACATAAAATTCATCAAGAAAATAAAACAAATGATTTTTCTGAACCTTTAGAAAGTGGCGGAGCTTCAAATGAAGCCACTGCTACAGATTTTGACTTAACAAAATTAACAGATGAACAGCGGCGCGCATTAATGTTTTACAATATAAAAGAAAAGAACTAATAAGTATAAAAGATAAGCAAAATGAGCAAAATCGCAGAATTAGGTAAAAATTATAAAAATTTGCCAGCGTTACTAGACGTGTATGAAGAAAATCTTTCTAACGCCAAAACACAATTAGAGATAAAAGGCAAGAAATTAGAAATCGCGAATAGTGAAAATTCTGCATGGTTGCATTACTATGATCAACGTCGAGTTGAATTACATACACTAGTTAAATTCTTTCAAGCAGAAGAAGAACGTGTACGAGGAAGCCTTTTTAAATCGTACAAGGAAAACTATTCAAGAGCATTGGGAGAACGCGAAATCAACAGATACATTGACAATGAAGACGCATACATATACGTACATTCGCTGTTGTTAGAAGTTGAAGAATTATATGAACAGTATCAAAGTACGGTAAATGCTTTTATATCGCGTAACTATGCGCTATCAAATATTACCAAAATCAGAGTTGCCCAATTAGAATATGTTGAAATTTAATGATAAAGAATAAAAAATGTAAAATAGTATTACTTGATGAAGTAAACTGTATTTTTGTAGGATTACATCCAGATCATGCTGTTTATTTTTATGAAGTATATGGTATTCATACAGATAATTATTTCTTTAATCCAAAATTTCAATTAGGCACATGGGATGGAAAGATTCGTTTTTTTCACAAAAACGGAAAAACATTTATTCATCTTCTTAATGAAATTATTCCTAAAGTATCCAGACTTGGCTACAAAATAGAAATTGACGACCACCGCAAAGCACCTGCTATTACAGTGAAACCCATAACGAAAGACTTCTTTCATTATGTTAATGATCCGGATACTGGTAAACCATGGGAAATTCGCGATTATCAAGTAGAAATGGTTAATGCCCTTATAGAAAACGCGGGCGGCATCGGAATTGCAGGGACTGGTGCGGGCAAAACAAGCATGTGTGCAGCTCTTGCTTTATCCTATGAAAAGTCCGCAGGATTCCGTTCTATTATTATCGTTCCAGATACTACATTAACCGATCAAACAAAAGAAGAATATGAATTTTTCGGTTTAGATGTGGGTGAATATAGTGGTTCATCCAAAGACCTTGAACATAAACATGTTGTATCAACCTGGCAAACATTAAAAAATAATCCCGTTATTATTACGCAGTTTAACATAGTGATTGTTGATGAGTGTCAAGGTTTGCGTGGTCCAGTACTAAACGAACTGTTAATTAAACACGGTAAAAATATCCCATTAAGATTCGGTTGCACTGGTACATTGCCAGAAGGCGAAACCGATGCTATGTCTGTAAAAGTGGCAGTTGGTGAAGTGCAATATGAAATTCCTGCACATGAGTTAATCGAAAAGGGACATCTATCTAATCTTGAAATAGATATTGTCCAACTTGAAGTTAATCTAAAAGAACAATATGCTCAATTTTTAGAAGATACTAAGGATGAACCAGATATTCCACATTTGACGTATGCCAAGTTCAAAGATGCCTATTTCCCTGACTTCGCCGCAGAGAAGGCATTTTTACATACCGAAAAAGCGCGATTAGAATGGATTTCAGAGTATATTAAGTCAAAAGGCTTGTTGGATAAGGGGAATGTCCTATGTCTTGTCAATGGCGTTCCATTTGGCAAAAAACTGGCAAAAGCAATACCTGGAGCAGTGTTCCTGCATGGCAAAGACCACAAAAACGTCAGAAAAGAAATATACAAGTCTTTTCAAGACAACGATAACCTTATTGTCATTGCTACAGTAAATATCGCTGGAACAGGATTAAATATTAAACGAATCTTTAACCTTGTTTTAGTAGACCTTGGAAAGTCCTTCATTCGTGTAATACAGGCTATTGGGCGCGGATTGAGAAAGGCACACGATAAAAATTTTGTTAATATTAGTGACGTATGTTCAGATTTGAAATATAGTAAAAAGCATTTGACAAAAAGAATCAAATATTATAAAAATGCTAAATATCCTTACAAGAAAAGAAAGGTTGACTATTAATACATTTTAGTGTATTATAATATAATAACACAATAAAAAGAATAACTATGTTAATATTTAACGAAAACAATGACGCGATACTCCTTGATAATATTCAAGGTCCAACACTATCAGAATATATGTATGTTCTTGATTTGACAATGATGGATTATACTCTTGCCCCCTTACTAATCTTCGAAGAAGTTATTTGTCCAACCATATCAGTCACAATTAGGGGATTTACTTTTGAGTTGCCCGCGAATTGGAACATTTTGGTTACGGATGAAGAAACTCTGCAATTAGATGTAGTGGAAATATCTGAACTGGCTGGAAAAGAATTTAAGGCCATGATATATGGAATGAATATGTCAATGGCTGAATTGGCAACTATTGCTGTAAATGACTATTTTCCAAACTTTCAAAATATTGGTCCATCTTTGAATAAATATCAGATGTTATGTCACCCAATATCACCAGATGCATGGGTAAGTGTGGCACCATCTGACTCCTATAACAAGTATCTTAAAGAAAAGGTAGTGGGTGACATAATATAATAAAGGTAATTATAACAAATGGCAAATACAAGAAAAAGAAGACAAAAACAGACTCTAAAAGAATTTAAGGCATGGTTGCAGGGCGTTGAAGAATTACAGGCAGATAACTGGTCGCCAAACCGTGAGCAGTGGCAACTAATTCGTGCTAAGATTGATGGTATCGTGGAGGAAAAGCAGATTGTTGAAAAGGTTGTACAAACTACACAGCATGTACAGCCTATGGTATCTTCCAATGTGCCCGTACAAGGAGTTCCACCAATGATTCCACCACCACCTCCCACTGGTGGAATACCAGTAGCAGAGATCGAAATGACACCGGCAGCAAAAGCGTTATTAAATCCTGCTGTTAATGGTGGAAAAGTGAAAACACCAGATGTAGATACGTCAGATGGAAACATTACAAGCCCATTCGCATAATAGCGTCAAATTAAAAGATAGAATGCTGTGGTTTGATGGCGATTCTACAGTCGATGCAAAATATATAATCAACAACATTACTAAAGGTAATATTGTTGATTCGTTGTTTGTTGAAGAACTAACAGATGAAATTATACAATATAATAGATTAGTACCTAAGTCAGAAAAGATTTCGGTTAAATCAAAATTTAACAATTTATCCTTTGATTGGAACATACCGGAAGAATATAAAACATTGAATGTTATTTCATACGTGGCTGATAAATTAGCGCAGCAATCGGATTCAGTAGACGATATTGAACTTCGTGAGCAAAGGTGCGCAGAAGAACTTGTGATTTATAAGAAAATGGGGCTTTTTGACACTCTCAGAACCTTAATATATATTATAAATACGTTGATAGAAAAGAATATTGTTTGGGGAGTAGGACGTGGAAGCAGTGTATCTTCATACGTTTTATATGTTATCGGCGTTCATGATGTTGACAGTTTTCTCTATGACCTAAATATAGAAGACTTTTTACGAACCCAAATGAAATAATAGGAGAATATAATGGGAAAGAAGGTTAAAAGCGCTAAAGGAGAACTAGTCGATTTTGATTACTTGAAAATCAAAGAACAGCTCGCGTCTGCTCCAACACCAATGGAAGTGAAAAATCGTCAAAACTTCATAGAAAATCGTTTGAAACGTAGACTTAAAAAGAAGGTTCCTGTTGTTGAATCATCGTCTGTTGAAGTTGAACCAACACTTCCAGAGCCTGCTACTGAAGTTTCCGTTAAAGAAGAAACTGCACCTGTTGTAGAAGAAACACAGACGACTACGAAACAAAAGGCAAGAAGAAAAACAACCACAACTAAAAAAACAGAAAATAAGGAATAACATGGCTAGTATAAAAGCTATTAGAAATCATATCATTTTTCAATTTGAAAATGAAATTGTAAAAAAGACTAATCAGGGCAAGCGCCGTTCACAGTTTAGTGAAAAAACCGATTGGGGTTTTGAAATGTCTAATTACGACGAAGGAACAAAATCTCCAAGGTGGGGAATTGTCATTTCGGTTGGTCATGAAGTTATATCAGATATCCAAGTAGGTTCAAGAATATTGATAGAACCGCTTCAATGGACGGACGCTATTGAAATAGAAGGCGTAGAGTATTGGCGTACAGATGATCAAAAAATTATGGCAATTGATGAAGATTTTCAACTTTAACCAGTTTTAAACCCATAAATATATACTCGTACATTGGAGAATGTCTATGGGTTTTATCATTATTCTTATATTAACAACACTCGCAATCGCAGGCTGCGCCGCCTTCTTTAGTATTTATGGTCTTGCGGCGATATTTTCTGGCATATTCTGGCCAGTTGTTTTAATGGGTTCATCTTTAGAAGCCGGTAAATTGGTGGCCGCTTCCTATGTCTATCGGTTCCGTGATAGTATTTCCAAAGCAATGAAGATATATCTCATTTCTGCGATAGTGGTATTGATGTTAATCACATCTGCTGGTATATTTGGGTTCCTCTCGATGGGTTATCAACAAGATACGTTACCATTGAAACAACAGGAACAACAAATAATATTATTACAATCAGAGCAAGCAGAATTAGAAGTATTCAAGAAAGAACGGCTTACACGAAGAAAACAAATAGACGCAGATATTGCAGCATTGCCCAATAATTATATCACGGGCAGACAACGACTTATGAAGTCCTATGGTCCTGAATTGGAACAGTTGCGCAATGATATAGAATTGTACACCAGACAAATTGGTGAAAAAACGATAAAGATTTCTGAACTTAAACAAAAAAAATTAGTCAGCGAAGTTCATACTGGTCCGATTATTTTTATCGCAAAGGCAATGGCAGCAGAAACAGATGATGCTACCAAATGGATGATAATATTAATTATGTTTGCATTTGACCCACTGGCTGTTGCTCTTACATTAGGTGTAAACCATGCTATATTACAACGCAAGAAAAAATTAGGACAGGTGGAACACGGCCTTGAAATAGTGGAACATATATTATCGGACGAAGAAAACAATAAACCTAATTTAATACCTCCTACTGCTAATATTACTACAGATGAATTGAAAGCAGCATTGGCAGAAATGCAAAATAAAGAATTGACTACATCAGAAATGGCACAAAAGGGCATGTTAGAAGAAATGCTTGAAAGAAAATTGGTTACAGAAAGAATTAGGAATCCAAAGAAAAATAGTTGACATCGGTGGATCATTGTAGTATTATTCACTGATAATACGGAGAATAATAATTATAATGAAAGCTGATAAACACGTATTATGGGTTGAAAAATACAGACCCGCATCTCTTGATGAATATATTTTTCATAATGAAGCCCATAAGAAATCTTTTCAACAAATGGTTGCAGATAAAACCATTCCACATTTACTATTATCTGGTGTGCAAGGCAGTGGTAAAACCACAATTGCACAGATTCTAATAAAAGAACTTGGTGTTGATCCAACAGACGTTCTTGTTATTAATGCAAGCGATGAAAACTCTGTTGATGTTATGCGCGATAAAATTAAAAGTTTCATAACTACTTTTGCGATTGGTGAATTTAAGATCATTCAATTAGAAGAAGCAGACTACCTTACACATAATGCACAAGCAGTTATGCGTAAATACATGGAAGATCCTAATTGTCCGGCGAGATTTATCCTTACGTGTAATTATGAAAACAAAATTTTGCCTGCAATTAAATCACGCAGCCAACAATTTAGATTTAAGTCCGCTGATCGCGACGAAATTACAGAATTTGCAGCCAAAATACTCCTGACAGAAAAAGTAAAATTCAATATTGATTTATTGGATAAGTATATTGCTGTGGGTTATCCAGATATTAGAAAGATTATTAATCTATTACAACAAAATTCAATCGACGGCATACTCCAATCACTTGCCGCAGAATCAGAGGCAGGCGACTATAAATTCAAATTGCTTGATTTAATTAGTTGCGATGAATGGTCAACTGCAAGAAGTTTAACCTGTGCAAATGTAGCAACCGAAGAATGGGAAGATTTATATAGATTCTTATATGAGAACCTTAATAAATCAAAGAAGTTCAGTAAAAAAGATAATTGGGAAGCGGGTATTGTTATCATCACCGATCATCTTTATAAAAATGCCGTTATTGCAGACCAAGAAATAAATGCTGCAGCAATGTTCATACGACTTTCACAAGTATAAAGGAAATAATAATGACAATAAACCAAGATTTCTTAGATGAATTTGATAAGTTCTTGCCTGTAATTAATAAAGCCGAAGAAGAACACGAAAGTATTACCATGCCATTCGGCATGACAAACCTTGCATGTTCATTCGCAAATATGATTAATAGTGTACCCGCTATGACTTCGAATGCAAGCAATATCCCTGCATCTACAATGACCAAAAAAGATTTAGACGATGCTACGGCTTTGCTTGATAAACCAATCAGCCTGTCCCTAACACCCACATATAATTATCAAGTAAACATGGAAGATATTATTGCAGATGAAATGGCGACTCAAATACGGGATGAAATCGACAAGCAACTTATAGACAGTATATGCGCTACTGCATCGCAATCACTAAGTGTGGGACATAATTTAGCGTATGATGTGATAGACAATAATCATATAAACTACAATCATAATTATAACAGTTTGGCTGCCGAGGCGGACATGCATAGTGGTGTATATTTCACTGCTGCGAACCCAATCCCACCCTCGATCCAAATAATAGGCGATAACGGTTCATCGGTTGAAGTCAAATCTGATGGCACTGTTACAATTTCTGGTGATGTTGAAATGGACGAAATTTCATGTAAGTTTTGGGATGCTATTAGTTATCGTGCACCTGAAAATAAAGGTACTATAGAACATCTTGAAGAAGAAGTTAAGGAACTCACGTCTGTTAATACATTCTTAGAATCTGTGGCTGCAGATCAAAAAAATGTTATAGCAGACCTTAAAGCAAGACTTCAATATTATGAAGTAGAAAAATCGGAAGAAAGTTGCAAAAATCAAATTGCGTTTGATTTTGAAGCCACAAGACCCCGAACCGCACTTAGTGCATTAGAAAATCTTGAATACTTTCAACGCAAGGTTGCTAAAAGTGTGGCGATTCCGTCTGATATGATGAAAGCAATGCGCCAAACCGAACTGGCGAAAGCACAACTTTCACTTGCATCATCATTTGTAATTGACAAGAAGGATCTTGGTGGTATGATATTACCGAAAGAAATAGCAAAGGCGCTTGAAAAAGAAGCCGATACAGTGCCTAAAAAATCGGCCTTTGATGACGCGATGGAGTTAGTAAAATAATGGCAAGAAGAAAGAAACCCGAAAACGAAACCCCTGAACAAGCAGAAGAAAGACTCTTATTTGAAACAATATCAAATCACGCTGATCGCAGTGAAAAGACCGCATGGAAGCGGAAACTTGTTAATATGGAAAGGTTAATTGAAGAATTGAGACCAGTTGAGGAAAAAATTCTTGGTATTATCAAAAATGAAAAACAACCAATTCTTGATCAGATACAAGCGTTGCGGCAAGAAATGGTTAAGGATTGTGTCCATCCTTTTGAACATTTGATTCAGAAGGATGGTTACGTAGAATGTAAATTCTGTAATCGTCGTATTAAAGTACCTAATGGCTAAACAATACAAATTAGATTTATTCAACTTCCTAAGTAACGTAAGTAGAAAGAACGAAAAGTTTTATAAGACACTTTCAGAGGAAGAAATCAAAGAAATAAGTCCGCTTATCACAATGCGCTGGTTATCTGGCACTAATGATGCACGGCAAATTTATTTTCTGAATGAACTTGTAAATCCATTTGTTTTTACGCTATCTAAGCACAAGGAACTATTGGTTGACCTTATGACACTGTGTGGTTCTGGTCATGATCAACGTTATAAGTTCATTAAAGCAAAAAGCAAGAAAACATCTAAAACACCGAAAGTTGTTGAGGTTATTAAAAATTTTTTTGATTACAATACCGTCGATGCCATGGAAGTTTTACCAATGATTTCAAATGATGATATACTTTCTTTTGCAGAACAACTTGGTAGACAGCCGCCTGAAATTGCTGCGATCAAAAAGGAATTAAAGACGAGGTTGGTATGAAATGGCAAGAGAAATTCTACACAGATGTGATTTTTGTGGTCAAACGTTCACATCCGAAGTAAGATTTATTAAACACAAATGCAAAGACATGATACGGGAGGAAGAATTTAAATCTCCTGCTGGACAGTCCGCATGGAACCATTATAAGTCTTGGATGAAGTTAAAGCATAAGAGCGTAGTTTCATCTGCCAATGCCTTCAAAAAATCTAAATATTTTAACACATTCTACAATTTCACAAAATTTGTAAAAAAGACCCAGATGCCGGATGTTAAAGTTTTCATAGACTTAATGGTAAGAACGGGCATAGATCCTAACTATTGGTCAAGTGATGCCGCCTACAGAAAGTATCTTGAATATGTCACACGGAAGCTTTCCACGAAAGAATTAGCCAAAATAACAATAAAGACGTTGTTTGATATTGCAGACGCTGCCGAGGTGGATGTTGGTGATGTGTTCACCATTTTAACACCAAATGAAGTAATACAACTCTTACATCAGCGGCGGTTATCCCCATGGATATTGTTAAATAGTAAGAAATTTGCTTATTTTTACATAAATGGAACGACTACAGAAGAAAAGATAGTGATGGAAACTATTGTAAATCCCGATTATTGGACACGCAGATTCAAAAAACAACCTAACGACGTGGAAATGGTGAAGCAATATATAGCTGAATTGGGATTATGACGATTATATGCACATGATAAATAGTCTTATAATTAATCATTTGATGGATATAACATGTCAGAAACATTCTTAATCAAAAGAACCGCATTCAGTGATAGAGGCGATATAGCCGCAAGAGAAGAGAATTCATTCGTTATTGGTCCGGGCGAACTTAATGGTCCAGGTGGTGTCGCGCGCGACACAGATTTAAAGTTATATGGATTCGGTGCACCCAAGTGGGGGGAAGGCATTAACCAGAACATTCTCAGAATTTTGGAAAATAATGCCTGTCCAGCAAAAGAGTTGAACGATTACAATCCAGCCACAGGAAATTACGATTACAATCCGGCAACTGATCCACTTTTACCTAAAGATGAATACGACTTAGGGACTGGAAATGGTATAACTATCGCGTTTCTTGGACAAAATTGGTTCAATACCACCAACAATTTAATGTACACATATAGTGGAAGTCCTTTGGAATGGTCATCGGCCGGCGAGGGTGGCGCAATTACAGGTGATCTTGTTGTTACCGGCACGGTCACAGCGGCAAACCCAATTGGCGTCTTCGATCTTGTAACTCTCGGATATGCCAACACTACATATGTAAATACGTTCGGCGATACTATGTCTGGCATTCTAAATATGGGTTCTAATAGAATTGCTGGGGTTGCCAATCCTATTGATACAGGCGATGCTTTAAATCTTAGTTATGCCGATAGTAGATATATGCAATTGGCAGTCGGTGGTGCATTGGCTGCGGATTTGTCTTTTACTATTCCTTCTCCAGTTGCGGAATCTAATGGTATTCGCTGGACAGGAAATACAGATCTTGCAAGAATTTATGTTGAGGGTTATGGTGGTACTGAATCATCGCGTCTTGTTCTTTATATGGGAGATAATGGTGCGAGCCAAGATTATATTTCGTTCATGTCAGATAATGGTGGCTTGGTAACTGAAACGTTAAAAATCAAGGGATCGGCAATTGAACCACAAGTCAATATGGTTTTTAATAATAAAAACATTTCGGGTGTTGCCAATTTTACAGCAAGTGTCGCGACATCTGGCACCTTCTGGTCAAGCAATAGCAAATTTGCAGCTGATACACTATGGTTAAAAGGCAGTGGTAACACAGATCCTGTATATATTAAAGCTGGGACAGGCAATGCCTATATACAGCTGCGAACTCCATCTTCCAGTCAAAACGATATAGCAATGGTTTCAAAAGTCGGGGCAACAACCTCAACGATAGGATCATTCACAGAATATGCAGGCCAGAAATACCTAAACATGGCTAATAACAAGATTACAGCCATGGCAGAACCAACTTTGGGTTCTGATGCCACAACTAAAACATATGTTGATAATGCAGTTAGTGCTGCAAGCGGCGCTGGCCGAATCTTGGCTTGGGTTACCTTTAATGCTTCCAGTGGTACCCCAATAATAATAGCCAAAAGCGCCAATGTAACATCCACTATCACCGACAATGGTGTTGGAAATTTTACTATTCATTTTTCACCAGCACTACCAACTGCTAACTATGCTGTAATGGGATCTTCTACTATTGATTCAAATTCAAGATTGATTGTTCCCACCTTTGCTAACGAGACTTCTGGGTTGTTTGGTATGTCTACTACATCTTGTCAAGTAAAATTGTATGAACCATACAAGCAAGTAAATGTTGATGCTAGATTCGCATCAATTGTCTTTGTTGGGTAAACGATATGATCATTGAAGGAATAGATTATAGCCGCGCGATAACCTTAGTACTGTTTTTCTTTTTAGCG